GAAGGAACATGAGTTGCACTATCTGAAGCCATATTGTCTTCATCTTTTAATGCATTTGTTATTCTCGCATCAGCTCTAGCATTTGTAAAGTATAAATTACTTGAGCCTTCACTAATATCATCTGTATCTGTGCCTGTATAATTTCTTGTATTTGTAACGATTTGATTTCCCATTAAACCGTGGGAAGAGCATTGATAGTGCAATACTAATGGTGTAGAGTCTGATACTACAATTTGTGTGTATGCTCCTGAAGATCCAGGAGTACCACTGGTTGTTACTCCAGTAGAATAAGCTGTGGTTTTTGCTGCTTCATAGTAAAAAAGAAGCGGGTGACCACTATTTGAACTATCTGCCTGATCGAACTTATATGTGTTTCCAGGAGCAAGTATAAGTGTTGGAGAAAATGATCCATCTATCTTATACCCAGAACTTGAACCAGAACCGTTATATCTGTGAGTAGCATCTTTTGTAGCTACTGTAACTTTAAAAGTAACCGCAGAACTTTCATGACGAATTCCTCCGGCTTCTCCAACAGTAATAATATCTCCACTGGCATCACGGACAAAAATTCGTTGGTCTTTAGCATTAAGTGCAACTTCGCCTACAGCTATATCACTTGCCGTGGGCTTAGAAAGAGCTGTTTCACTCTTTTTTACTTTAATTACTACCGCCATAGTTCTGTCCTATTAGGTATACGTTCCGCCGTCTACAGTTGTTGACCAAGAAATAGTATCTGAAGCATTGGTATAAAATAACATAGCATCACCCGAACCGCCTCCGTCTAAAGCTGAGAGAGTATTGGCTGAGTTTGCAACAAGTACCGAACCTTGTGCAACTGCTGAAAGTCCTGTTCCACCGTCTGCAACAGCAAGATCAGTAATTCCTGTTATTGACCCACCAGTAATAGTAGTATTAGTATCTTCAAGATGGGCAACAAGTGTTGCTACAGCATATCCTGTGCCGCTTGTATTTACAGTGGTGGTTGGAGCAGCTTGTAAGTTTTTAAAGAGTTTCCATTTTTGATCATTACAGTCTCTAAAAAGTCCTGTATACTCGTCTTGTGATGCGGAATCGTCATATAGTCCATAAAAACCAATATCAACACTATCAGCCGAGTTATTAGTAGTTGCTAAAGCAAGTAAAGGATCCGCAACATTTATAGTCGTGGAAGAAACAGTAGTAGTTGTACCTGAAACCGTTAGATTTCCAGAAATTGTTACATTATCAGGAAGTCCAATAGTTGCTTTAACATCTGTTCCAGTTTTAGTTACTGCAACTTCAATTTCATTTGCTGTACCTATAATTTGTAGGTCATCTGACGCTAAACTTACATCTTGAGTGCCAGTATCACCATCTACAGTAAGAGTTCCGCCTAACGCGGTCCAGCTAAGAGCCCCTGATCCATTTGTGGATAGAACTTGCCCACTACTTCCATCTTCAGGAAGTAAATAAGTAGTAGTGGTAGTAACATTGGCTGGTGCTCTTAAAGCAATATAATTCGAACCATTAGCAGTAGTTTCATGAAGTTTGACTTGACCTTGATCACCAAGTAACAACTCATCTATATATTTATTTGAATCGACAAGTAGTGCGCTGCTAGCAGTGAGTTGGCCGGCGGTATGGTCAAGCATATCCATAAATACTTTTCCGCCAATAATTTCCGGAGTATTTCCTCCACCATTTACATTACCTATTGCCAGACGCTTAGAATACGTTCCCCCAGAGTCAGAGGAATCATAGGCATAAAATAGCTCTCCTTGGGCAACACTGGCAGGTTTACCAACACCCGTACTTCGTTTAATTTTAATTGTTTGAGCCATTTATAACTCCAAATATCCTAATAGGATCCCGCGTCTATTGTATCAGAATCGCCTGCAGCTGCACCCACTATTATGGGGACCCACTCAAAATTTCCTGAACTTGTTTCTCTATAGACTTTAAATTGGTCATCATCGGTATCATACCAAGTATCCCCTTCCGAAATATAACTTCCTGAAGGAGTGGCTGCACCTCTAAAATCTTGGTCTGCTAATTCTTTTAATGCATCTCTTAAATTAGTAGCTGTAACTGTTCCATATGGGACAACGGTAACATTTGCGGCTGTTATCTGTCCTGGAACTTCAAAGGGTACTGCCAAAGAATAAGCCTGTACAGTTGTTACATCATCGGTAATATCTACAGTAATTGTATCTCCTGACGCAGTTACATCTGTAACTTCTTCTGTTACTTCTAATGTGGTGTGACTCATCTTGTTACCTCAGGTGTAATAGTCACGTTCCCCTGTACAATACGCTTAACAATAGAATCATTCGCTGTATAAATCTCTAGATCATAAACATACTGTCCAGCCGTTAAAGCCGCAGAAGTGGCTGCTGGTAATTGCATTTTTAATGCGCCATTGGTCGCATTAGTTACAGTTACAGAAAACGTAGCCGACGCAGAACTAGCCGCCACGGAAGTTCGCAGCTGTGCTCGACCTGAGTAATTGGTCAAGTTTAGAGCTGTTCCTGCTTGCTTAATCACCAAGTCCAGAGCAAAGTCGGAGCCTTGGTCGATTACTAAGTTATATGTTCCTGCGCTCATGTATTTTCTCCATTTTGAAATTATATCTCAAAGGACATTAATAGTCAAGTTTTATTTTTTCGGTGGTTACTATTAGCCTAAATAACCAAGTTTCACGCGGTAGTTTTGGCCATCATGTATTTCGATTAGTGGGTTTCCAGAATTGGTATTCATATAAATACCTGCAGATCCTGCTGAAGCATTAGAAATTGCTAGTTGACTGGCTCCGATTGCATTTGCACCTATTATGTCAGCAAAAATAAAAGTTCCTGATGAACCCCAATTAGACCCATCGTGTTTATATGCTTTTTGAGCAGGAGGGCTTGCACTATTTTCTACAATAGCTATATGTCCGTCTGCTGGGCTTGCAATTTCACTACTAGATGGTTCGCCTAGTTCTTGTCCTGGTGTTCCCGTTGCTGTTCCTGTTCCTGATCTTTTTAAGAAGAAAAACCCGGGTCCTCCTGGTGTTCCGTCTGTACCTTTATGTGCTTTTGCAACAGGAATTGTCATACTATGAGCTTGACTAAAGTTAGTAGTTCCGTCTGATTTTGTTCCTGATACTGTTACGGATGCGGTTTGAGCTGCTGGAATATTTCCTTCCGCTAGATTACTGGCAAAAGAAATAGTTCTTACAGCTCCTGTACCTGACCCTGCACCAGACCAACTGTAACTAGGACTTGTTATTCCGTCTGGAGTTACCGTTATTGTAACGGAAGCAACAGAAGCATCCCAGTTTGTTCCATCATAAGTATAAGTAACCGCAGGAGAGGAAGGCGTTAAAGTAACATTAGTTCCATCCAACCCATTAGTTCCAACGCCAGTATTTCCAGTAATAGATTTAGTTAAAGACTGGGTAGTTTTTATTGTCTTTTGTACTCCAGCCTGTTTATAAGTTATTGTATACGTTACAACAACTACACTAGGAGTTCCTGAAACTCCTGTATGATTACCAATAGTAACTATATCATTTGCTTCGCTTGTAGGGGTTCCAAGGGTTAAATTTCCCGAGCCTCCTGTAGTAATATCTATTCCTGAAATGTACCATTCTTTATTATCAAGGCTCTGTCCAGACGCAAGAGGGTCCCCTGAACTCCATCCACTTGTTTTTCCTATATAGTCATATACTACTCCTCCGACAATTAACTCAAGAGTTGTTCCCTCTATAGAGACGCCTGTTGCGGCACCCCCTGCCGGAACAGAGTATGTATGTGCTGAATTGGGATTTGAAAGGGCAACACCACCACTACCTACTTTAACACCGATAAGAGAAACACTATCTATTGCAGAAACTTCATCAGGAGCCCCAGAACTCCAGCCCGCAGGCTTTTCTCCCGCTTCTACTTTTACTACTTTGGGCCAGTCTGCTTTATTGTAAGTGGCAGGAATGCTTGGAGTTGATCCTCCAGGCTCATAGAATGTATAAGTAGCAGCATCGGTATTTGTAGTATCTACCCAATTACCTGCTGTTCCTGCAAAAGTAAACCTAAACAATGGATCTGTAAAATTATAAGGAGTTGCTGTTAATATAATTCGACTACTTCCACTACTTGTATATACAGGACTTCCACCCTCTTCATCATATATTATAGAAAAATCATCCGATGTTAAAACTACTGTTTTTCCCGATAGCCCTATTAAAGAATCTGTTTGAGTAACATGAGACTTCATAGCATACTTACTATTTGCAGGATTATATGTTACATCTGCAATAAAGAAGTCCTGTAAATAATCTATAGCTAACTCATCTGCTGCTGCCGTAGTACCTGCACTAACTGCTGAATCAAAAACCTTATCAATATATAATGTTGTATCGTTTTCAATATAAGCTATCCGTGCCGCTTTAGTTGACGAAAACTTTAATATTCTAGTTATATCTAAACTATTAAAACTTGTTCCTGATCCTACTACTTTATTTGAATTTGCTGCAACTGCTACTGTACCGGATAGATTTGTCCATATACTAGCCGCATTTGCAATATATTTATCTGCGTCATAAAAGTATTCAACATTTAAATCATCATCTCTTTTCCAAGCAACAAGTCTAATTGGATCATTACTTGCATGGTCTGCATTAGAGTAATCATAAAGCAGCTTAGCCCCTCTAACATTGCTGGCATTTTTCCATCCTGGCCAACTACCACTGGCTAGTCCTGTTACAGTATGAGTGCGAGAAGAAGCATTTGAAGTATTATTTGATTTAAAAGCCGCAGTATCGTCCTCTGTAGAGGAGCCCTCAGGAGGACTTATATTATAATTTGCTGCAAAAGATACCGCACCCGTAGTTGTATTCACTTCTAAAGCTTGGGAGCACAATCCCCCTATTAGGACTCCGCGAGTTCGTACCCCTCCACCAAAATAATCTGTGACCTTTAATTTAGTTTCAGCGGGCTTAGATCTTTTATTAAAGTTACTAATAGATCTTACATAAATTTCGTATACACCATCAGCAATACCTGTAAATTTTCTAGATCGAGAACCCGTTACAGGTATAAATACATCTTGAAATTCAGAATCCTCGCTTAAATTGTGCCTAAGTTCGTATCCTGCTAAATAATCATAATTTGCTGGCTCATCCCACTCAATTAATATTTCTTCCCCTGCTTTTCTTCTGTCCGGAACTCTAAGAATGCGTAGTCCTAAAGGTACGGGAGGAGCTGTATCAGGCTCGGGAGGAGTTACAGGATCGTCAACCGCTAGATTAAAATCGTTTTCTATGTCATCAAATTTCTCATTATAAAATTCTACTGATGTTATTGTAAAAGCACCATTGTCATCCTGAGCTATGCTTAGAATTTTATATTCTTTTGGGGAAGAGGCTGTTTCTTTACCTGCCCCTGTATCTATTTGTTTTATTGCCCAAATTGATTCTTTCAAATCAGCCGCACTAACTTCGTCCAAAGCAACAGTAAGACTAAGAGTAGTTTTTCCCTCCGTGGCAGCACTAGGAACTGTACAGCCAACACCATTAATAGTTGTACTCCCTGTTAAGGTTCTTTCTTGTACAATAGTGGAAGTATTTCGTAATAAATTAATATGTTCGTTAGAATCATCTAAAGCGCTAACAAGATTTAATTCGGTTTGTGCGGTATCACTTGTATCAATTAAAGTAACTTGTGACCCATTATGCACAGTTCTTGCTGTAGTAACAATATCCCCTCTAGAATAAGAGGAGGAATTAATTGTTGCAGATGCTTGGTTAAGTACAGCAGTATCTTTTGGTACTATTAAAGATAGCGTATAAGTATACCCCGAAGTAGATAAATGCCCATCTATATCTCTATCAAGAGTTAATAGATTTCCTCCTGTTTCAGTATAAGAGCTTACTCGACCACTAAAAGGAATATTATAATCACTATCATCTGTAATATTTATAATATCTCCAGGAGTTAAAAAAGACGCATTAATTCCTGTTTGAAAAGTTACTATTTCTGTTTGATTAATGGCTGTCCAAAGTTTCCAACGACCATAACGAAGTGCTTGTCCTTCTGAAGTGCAGCCAAATGCAACCGCTGTCTCTTTTATAATTTTATTTGTTCTAATAATATTATCGCGATCTTCTACAATTATAGGTTCTAACTTATATTGGGATTCTGGATTATTCCAAGTTACTATATATTGATTTGCTCGGGTTTTACTGCCCGTGCTTTCATAATTAAATGCTCCGTTGATTACATTTGATTTTGAAAAGTTATAAACCGGCTCTCTTTTTTCGTCAATTACAGGTATAAGAGTTCCATCAAGCCAGTACAACATACCCCTAAAAATTGTTGCCATGTCTTTAAGAACTTTGTAAGCATCCGTTGCTTTAGTTAAATAAAGATTGGCAGTAAATCTAGGCTCTTTTCCTCCTTTTCCATCGGAAACTAGTTCATCACAGTATCTTCCAATTTTATAAAGAGAATATTTATCAATTTCTTGCTTTTTTAACCAAGCACCTAAACCGTATCGATTATTAGTTAAAATATCATAGAAAACCCATGCCGGATTATTACAGTATACTTTTTCATCCCTAAAGTTGCCGTCCCATGCTTGTTCTGAGCCCGCATCTGCTCCAGTAGTAAGGTTTCTTTGATATACCGCTTCAACACCTCCTGGAACTGTGCTTGTAGATCGATATTCGTCTCTTGTTATATAATTAGAAGGAACCTCTATTTTTAAGCCTTTTACTTCATATGAGCGTTTAGGAACAGCGGCAAACACCTTAGAGTTAAAATTAATACTTGCAACAGAAGTATAAGGATAATTTAACTTTTCTTGTATGATAGCTACAGCAGAATCAATTACTGCTCCGCCTACTAATTTATACTTACTTTTTGTTTCTGGTCGTAAGTCATATCTATGAGGGCGTTGATAATCTGCTCCATCATCAATAGTTCCATGATTTGTTAATCGAGTTATACGTATTGCAAAATCTTCAAAAGGCTGGTATGGAGTTAAGTCTAATTCATGCTGAAAAGAAATTGCAGATTTTTTTAATGCCCAATGACCTAAAAGAGCCTCTGTAGAGTTACCAGAAAGATAACTAGAAGTTGAAGCAGAAATATTTCCATCAATTTTAAAATACTGCATACTTTGACCGCTTCGCTTAATTCCTAGCTCAACTCTATATGCAGTCCTTGTTTGGAACTCATCGCCATCTGAGTCATCATAACCATAAAGACCAGAAGGGTATCGAATACTAAATCTTACTGAATCTGTTTCTCTTTTTTGCGCGCCCGTGAGGGCCGCAGTAGTTATAGTTTTTGCACTATTTTTTACCAGATTTCCCGCCGGTAAAGTCAGACCGGTTGTAGTATTACCTACATTTCCCTCTTTTCCTACGGGAGGCTGTATTAAAGTTCCTGTTCTAAAATGAAAACTTGCTCCGGGATGTTTTTTACTCTCAGCATTTTCAACCTCAAAATCACCAGATACTATTATTTGTTTCTTATCATAGGACATTGGTAATGCGGCTGCTAATGTAACGGTGGTGCCAGATATTGACTGTACTTTATACCATGAAGTAATATCTAGTATATGCTGGTTTGGAGGACTCTGAACAAAATCTGAGTCATTAATGAAAGAGTCTACACCGTTTACGTACAGACAAGTAAATTCAGCCGTTGTAGCATTAGTATAGTCTGACATATGACCATGCAGTACCGCTCCACTATCAAGGGTTAATGTTATCCCTGCAACCCCGTGATGAAAGTTTGAAAAAGAAAAGACTTTTCCTTCACTAGAATCAAATTCCATAGTGGAATAAAAGTGGTTACTACTAGCTACCATGTCGCACTTTAGCCCTACAGGAACGGTGTCGCCGTTATCAATATACTGTTTATTGGAAAGCCTGACATTCGCTCTGAATGTTACTCCTATAAATAAATCGGAAGAATCACTTTTAACTTGAGAGATAGCTTTATTTAATGTTAAAGTAGAGGCTCCCGAAGTACCAGTAGCTACCACTCCGGAGTTATTAGCATTAGGAACTTCACTTATATCAAATAAAGGATCCTCATTCATAAAGATACTAGAACCAGACTCTACTAATCCTTCAATTTCTCCCTCTGAGATCATATCAGTGATAGAAATTTCTTGATACGTAGCACCGCCTCCCACTAAATTTATTTTAGTAGGTTGTCCTGCTCGTCTATCGCTTGCTTTTATTCCTGCTTGAGTACTCATAATTTAAAAAGGAAAAATATAGCCATGTCTACCTGCTCCGGGCACTCCATTTGCTCCCATTCCTCCGTAGTTTGGAACAGCATTTTTTATGGAAAACCCGATTGGTCTACCAGGAACTCGTAATTGACCATATAGTACAGGTACAGGGTCCCCTTCAATAATATTTTGTTCTGCTCCATTAAATAGATATGATTGTTCTTGATCAGAATCGACAGAAGGATCTGGAGCCATCATTTCTGTCAAGCCCGCCATAGCAAGACTCATTGTAAAACCAACTAGTATCATTCCTGGAATTGAGAGAGCCCCTGCGGCACCGACTGCCCAACCAGTGGTGGCTGGAGCAGCTGCGCCAAGACCTGCAAAGCCCCCTGTAGCCACTACCACCACTATAATTGCTATTGCTAATAATAATTTTTTAAACCCGCTGCCAGCCCCTTCAGGTACGGCAGTAATAGTAATATCTCCTTCATGTAAAGGGAGTAAAAGTTCTTCGTTATATTCTAGTTCTTCTCCTGCTACATCTATATGAAATTGAACACCTTTCTCATGACAATCTATTAAATATTTTCGAAAACTAGGATTATTTACTTCTATTAGTTTTAGCGCGTCTTTAACTGTGGGCGCCTCAAAACACATTTGAGTACCAAAACGCTCTCCTAATTCTCCCTCTAAGTAAACATTACGCTGCATATCTATAAGCTCCTACTAACCATTTATGCCATCTTGGATAAATATTTTCCCTACAAGACAATTGATTTTCTGCATGATGATAAAATATATCTTTACCTAAATAAACTCCACAATGATTATTTAACTCCGAAAATACTTTAAAAATTAAAACATCATTTACTTGTAAATCTGTATTTATATCCACCGGATAACCGCCCCAATTTTTTATCATATCTTCGTAAAAATAATCAATACCTTTATCCCAATAATCTTCAACAAACATAGCTCTAGGAGGTATTTCTATATTTTGAGTAAGTAAATAGTCTCTCATTGCCTCAAAACAGTCAGCCTTACCAAATTCATACTCTCGTCCAAAAAGATTCGCAGTATCAGTTTCGGGCTCTACGATAGTTAGATCCATTTCTGGGTAACTAAAAATATAGAACTTTTTACCCATTGCATTACATGTATTAATATCCAACTCAGAAGGCTTTGAAGACTCATCAGGATGACTATGTACTATTCCTATTATATCTGAAGTTCTGGCAATTTTTAAATACTCTTGTGTATCAATTATAAAGTGACTATTTTCGTCTGCTATATTTGTACAAGGAAACCATTTCTGTTTTCCTTTTACAACTGCTAGTATACCACACCCTTCTTTGGGGTAGGCCTCTTCAAAATGCTTTCTTATTTCTTCTAAAAAATCCATTAACTGAACTTTCTGCTTCCAGGAAAACCTCCAAAAGGAAGAGTAACATTTGAATCGTATTCAGTAGAAGCAAGGAAAGACAATCCTGTGCTAGTATTTACTCCTTTGGCTTGATATCGCATTTTACAGGATTGTAATAACTTTCCACAAACATCTGCACGAGCCCAGTGTGTTGAGCCTAGCTCAGGAGTATAAGTTGCAGTTTTAGTATGTGCAGTAGTAGCTCTCCAAATAGTATTATTATGATATACATAGCTATTTTTACGAGGATCGGTATCTACTGTATAATTAGTACTTCCTGAATCCGCTGCCCAAGTTGTATGTACTCTACATATTTGCCAAAACACCGAATTAGCTTCACTTGGTTCTGCTGTATTACTGGCGCTTTTAGACTGCCAATAAACTCCATTATGTTTTACAAAATCGTTCAAGGCTTTAGAGTTGCCTGAAGACCAACTAGAAGAGTAAGAACCTAAACCTTCTATAGTAGCCTTGCCTACTATTGGTTCATCATCTACTGTTACAAAAACACTTACAGTATTACCGTCGCTTTTTTTAATTTGATCTACTTCTCCCCAAGTACATGCTCCAGAACGATCAGAAGCAACTATACCATTTCTTGCTGCTTGATATCGCCACGGACAATATTTGCCAATAACATTTCTAGTAGGTAGACGTACTCCTCCTAGGTCATGTGGGGGCGCTAATTCAAACGTAACGAATTGATTAGTTTTCTGTGCAACTCTATCAATAATATATATGTCTTTGGGGAACTCAACTAGTGGGTCACTAGTTAAATATTTTTCTAAAGTCCGCCTTCTAGTTATTCTTGACCCAATTAAATCATCAAGTTTGAAATCATTTGCTGTAATAGGAACTCCATCAACTATAGCTCCCCAAGTACCATCCGCCATTTGTGTTTTGAATTTTGAACTAGATTTTATTAAGGACTCAACATTAGCAACAGTAAGAGAAGGCCTAGCAATTGCTCCGTCTCCTTTTATTTCTATACCGTTTATTAAAATTGGTATTGCTATATAAGTATTACCATCATACTGTATATCTGCAGCATTTTCATTTTTACCGTCATGAAAATATAGCGTATTATTAGAGCCCTCCCCTACAACTAACTCATAAAATTCTAAATACCCACTATTGATTTCTTGCTTTAGAGTATCTACTCCCAGTTCTTGGCTCATGGCTCGTACACTCTCCTAAATGTTGCTTGAAGAGAATAATAGTCACTACTCGTGTAAGCTGTACTCCAAGTTTCACAAATTACTTTTACAGTTCTTTCATTTGGATTTGTAAAAGTTAAAGTGCCGCTAACATTATTCTGTGCCGTATTAACAACTAAAGCTGTTCCTGAAATACTTTCAACTGTGGGAGCCGGGCCTGTTGTAACATTTGTCCCTGTAATAGATGCTCCTACAGTAATATCTAAATTATTTGTTGAAGAAGTAAGAGTAATAGCTGTTGTATTGCTTACAGCTCCACTTACTACTGCCGTGGCAGTACTCGTTGAGTTAGTATCAGGGTATGTAAAGTTAAAAGCTGTAATTCCCCCTTGTGTATCAAAAAAAGCAAGTATATCATCTATTTCTGCTTTTGGAAGATTTGTAAAAGTTGGCGAAAAAGTATCTACTCTATTATTTATTCCTTCAGCTAAACGCTGTTCATAACCGTCTCCAAACCTCTGTAACCTAACCCTAGGAGTACTAGAAATTGAGAAATTTTTATCAGGAACAATTTTTCTATCAGTTACCCCTGTTACGGTAAATCCAATTGCCATTATGCCACTCCATATGGGCTAAGTATTCCGCCCGAACGTTTTTGATTTTGCAACTCTTCTTGAACTGCTTTTGCAACCATATCTCCTAGCTTACTTGCTTGTGCACTATCTCCTGCTGTAGATGATGTAGTATTTCCCGCGCTGTCACCGTTCATAGTAACATTAACAGTAACATTATTTTGTTGTCCTCCTCCACCTTTCATTTCTACAGGAATATGTCTATTGTCAGGTAAAGGAACTACTGCTTCATTTCCGTGAAGAATAGCATTATAGCCTGAATTAGGGCCTCTTGCGGTTCCTCCCCTACTAAAATTTCTTTTCGGTCCTGCTGAGTAGCCTCCGCCTGCATAAGCTGGCATAATTCCGCCCTTTTTAAGGCCAGGACTTATTCCTCCGTCTTTTCCAGCAGGGGCTAGCCAAGAGAACATACTACTTGACAGAATTTTTGCAACCATCATTTCTGCAACCATTTTTATAATGTGTTTAATAATAGATTTTGCCATATCAGCAAAAGCGTCTTTTGCTGATTTTGACCCTTCTATTATACTTGCAAAAGCTCCTTCCATACTACCTTCAATGCTATCAAAAAGCGATTGTTTCTGTTCTGCTAAAGTGGCTAAATTATTCATTTCATCTGCTTGTTTTTTAAGAGCTTCGATATCCATTTCATCTGCAGTTAAACCATCCTTTTTCGCCTCTGCAATTAACTGCGCTAAAATTTTATTACGATCCCCTATAGCAACCATTTCTAGGTCTATCGTGAGCTGTTTAATTTTTTCTTCGTTTTGCCCAATAATTGCTTGAAATTTATTTTGTTCTCTCGTTAAAGCATTATTAGCTGCTGTTTCGTCGTCCAGAGCCGTATCAAAAGCTGCTCCTGGGCCCGCTAATTCTTTTCCAGCTATTTCACCTACGTCATATTTTTGTTCTCTTGTTAAAGCCGTATCTTTTGCTATACCCCGGTCTTTTCTGTAGGCATCTTCGGTTGCTGTCATTATTTTGTCATACTCTAATAAATAAGTATGAGCTGCTGCATCTGCTTCTTCTTTGGCAGTATCAACCGCGTTTTGCAGGCGCCTTAGTTTTTCTTTTCTTTCTGCTTGAGCAACTATAGGATTTCCTCGTCCTGAACCAAAGACGCTTAAATCTTTAGAGCGCTCTTCACTCCTTCGAGTATCTCTATCTAATTCATGTATTCTTATTTTTCCAGCTAATAATTTTTCTTGTAGTTCGATTTCTGCTTTTAAAAAGTTGTGACGCAACATTTCTAAATCATATCTTAATTTAGCTACTCGATGCTGTTCTGTATTTATTCTTAATACTTCTTGGGCTTGCTTATCCTCATCACTTCCTGCTTTAACTCCTTTTATTTTATTCAAAGTTATTGCTGTTTGAGCTTTATTCAAGTCCTCTTGAGCTTTAAGATACGGCTTAGAAATATTAAACTCTTGTTGTGCAAGATTATTTAATTCGCCTTGCTTAGTAATTCCAAGACTTGCAAGATCACTGGCGGCTTTTTCAAGTCTTATTCTTTCCTTTTGTATGTTTAAACGCTGAGTTTCGTGTTTTTGAATCTGCTGTTGTTCCGTCCGCAATTTCCCCAGTGCCTTGATTTCATCATTAACCCTATCTACAGCTTCAATTCGTGTTTTTTTGGTATTAGCTAACTCTTCGTCACTTAAATACGAACTACCTTTAGTTAAGTCTTCTATACCAAAAAGATCTCTCCATTTACTTTGTGCCGCGTCGGTTAACTTATTAAATTTGTTCAGGCCTCCTACAGCCCGCGCTACTAGACTCTTATTATTATTCCAGTACTCTGTATCTATTTTTGCTTGCTCTTGTCTAATTTTTATCTGCTTGGCGATTTCTTTTCCGAGGGCTTGCTGGCCTCTATCAGCTTCTTGTAAATTAACTATTTGAGCGTCTATAGCTTTTTGTTGAATTTCTAAATATTCTTGCATGGGGGTAGTTTTTACGAAGTTTGATGTTAAAGATACAAAAGCAGCATCTGCTGCTTGCAGTGTCTCAGGAAGTCGATCAATAATTTGACCAGTATTAATAATCTCATTAGCTAACTGTGTCATTCTTTCTGCTTGACTTTTTGTTACTTGCTCCCCGTTTCTAATGTTGTCAGCAAGGGCAACAAATCGTGTATCTAGTTTGCTAGCAGCAAGAAGCGCCTTCATTAACGTTCCTTGCAGCTTATTAAATTCTTCACTACCTTTTGTCATGTTTGACAGCGTATCTATATTTTCAAGAAAGGCAGGCATATCAAAACTAGCCATAGACTGACCTCTAGAAGAAGCTTGTTCCGTTCCTGTTAATAAAGTTTTTCGGGCTTTTTGAGCATTTCCCATTTCTACGCCCAACTGGTTATACTTCCTTTGTAGCTCATCCACTATTTCTTTCTGCCGTTCTAGAGCTTCATTAACTGGCTTTATAAAATTCATTAAAGCTTTTCCGGCTTCCCATATCATGGCAATTATACCAGCTATTGCCATAACATTAAATATAGAATTCATAGCTACTGCGGCAACTCTGGAAGCAGTCTGCATTCCTACCATTGCTTTGTTCCAGCCTAACATTACTGAATTACCGACTCTTTTTATCTGCAGTCCTGCCCTTTGCCAATGGCCAATTATTTTTTCAGTTGCTATTTTCGATGCTTGAACTTTTTTTGCATATGCCCTTTCTAAATCAGCTAGTTGCTGTCTATTATACCCTGCTAGTTTTCCAGTAAGAATCTTACCGTGCTGATCCATTTCCTTTCTAGCATTATTAAGGATTCTTGTTGCGGCTCCTTTATTCGCTTTTCCAGCGGCACCCCCTGTTAGCCAGCCAAGACCTCCAGTACCTGCATCGTCTCTTTTTCCTAAAGCTTTTTTTGCATCGGCTTCGGCACCAGCAACTGCTTTTTTTCTAGCGGCAACTTGCCCCTCTAAAGCTGCTGTTTGTCGGTCCATGGCGGCTTCAAATTTATCTGCTTGCTCTTCATATACCTTTCCTAATTTTATTGCGGATTCTCTCATGAGAGCAAGATTCGGAAGAATAGCTTTAAGAATTGGAGTACCTAATAAAGTTAAAGTAGCTACTAAAGCCATTGTGTTATCTGTAAGAAATTTTAAAATAGGAGTTAACCCTTCTATAAGACCTACTTTAAATATATTTATAAGTTCATCAAAGGATTTTGTAAAACGAGCTAAAGCGGTAGCGCTTGGATCCATTAGCTCAGCTATAGCGCCAAACTTTCTTTCCGCCTGCCCTAAAACTTCATTTGCTACTGCTTGTGTTCTTTCATAAGCATTTAGCTCTTCTCTTGCTTTTCCTATTTTTTGTGCGTATTTTTCTGTAGCGGGCTCTAATCTTAGAATAATACCTAATTCGTCTAAGAGTTCGGGTTCTGCTTTTGTTACACCTCTTACTAAACGATTCATTGAATCCGTTAAATCTCTTCCTAAAGCAAATGAAGCATTTTTTGCTGCTTCCGCAAGTCCCGTTAACTGACCAGAAGATAGTCCGGCTGCTGTACCAATAGCCGCAGCTCGAGCTGCATCAATATATTTTAATTGTGCATCTGTTGCTTCAATCATTGCATGAGTAATAGTTTTATACGCAACACCTGTAACTGTACCAAGAGCTTCCTGCCCTGCAACTAAATTCTTAAAATCTGAAGCATTTTGTAAAAATTGAAAAGCAGCAGAAACAGCGAATACCTGAGCAGCAAGAGTTGCATAAGCGCCGACAAGACCTCCCATACCTTGCTGCATTTTTGAGTATTGCTTTGTGCTGTTGGACGTCATATTCGCCGCCCCACGCATATTTCTGTCTACATCTCTGGCTGACTTTGCTATCTTATCTTGACCTGTTGCTGCTCGATCTGCGGCGACACCTGATTTTTCTAGTTCAATACCAAGTTTTTTTGCATTAACAGCAACACGTTTTGTCGTGCCTTTATCGTCAATTACTACATCAATATATACTTGATTTTTAGCCATTAGCCTCTAATATTATGGGTGTATTTTTTACCCGCTTGTTCTGATTTTCGTTTTTGAGCGTCTGATTTTCGTTTTTGTTCTGCTATTCTTGCCCCGACCAATAAAGATTCATACATCTTCATAAAATATATAGTAGTTGTAGGATCCTCAATGCTATATATCTCAAATAGTTGTGTGCATTGTGCCCAATCCTTTCCCATGTAAGTTCCGGTCATACCATCCCAGTTGTCTGACAGTAAATTGAACATAAAAAATGCCACTTGAACTTCAGAAGGAAAGTCTGAAATATCAAGCGGCATTTTATCTGGGTCAGGTACTTGCCCTAATTGTTCACAAATGCGAAGATACTTTTCTTTGTCTATTTCCTGGGTACTTTGCTGAACAAAGGCATCAAGTAGACTTCGAATTCTGTCTACTTGTTTCCAGTAAAATTTTCAAGGTCACCTACTGTTTCTGTAACCCAAGTATCAAAATCTGTTGCATTTTTCATCAACAGTTCTGCATTTTCTTTAGTATAAGGCAAGCAATCTTCAGGGTTAAGGTCGCTAATATCCACCAAAAGAAGCTCTTCTAAGTATGAAAATTTTAGCCCTTTCCAGCCTTTAATAACTGCTTTACAATATTCTACAATGAATTTATCGTCATCTATTTCTTCAAAAGGTTGATGACTTTTTTTATCCCACTTCGTACTCATACATCGTTTACGAAGTTTAACTAGTTCCTCCCTTGCTAAGTAACATAAATCAATAGTCACACCTTTAAACCTTGGAAACTCTACTGATACTGTTTTACTTGGAGTCATGAGACTCTTTAATGAAACTTCGGGTTTGGTACTAGTTGTTTTATCTTCTGCCATTGGGAACATTCCTCATTTAAAAACTAAATTATACGGTAAATCACAAAAAATGTCAAGAATTATTTTTCGTGGGTGAAGGGAAATAAGGGGCCGAAGCCCCTTATCATTAGTAGGATGAAGGTGGATAATATGTGATAGAAGTAATTTCATCAGCAGATCCAAAGTCAGTTGGAAGTGCCGTAAAGTTAGTTTCTAGAGATATTATATCTTCTACTGAGTGAGTTGGTACTTCAATATGTGCTGTTGGGAATATGATTTTTAATGCAGGATCAGTAGTATTACCTGTAGCGGCTGTACCACCAATATGCATTGTAACCTTAAACTTATTCACAACTTTAGCCATAGCGCTTGTACCTACTAGATCGTTAAAGAACTGTCTAGAAGTACCAGATGTAGTATCCGCATCTTCAAGAGTAATGTAACAAGTAGCATTACCAGTAGCAGTACGTGTACCTGTTACGTGCTCTAGCGGCTTGTTAATTGCTCCTAATTCTTCTGGTACAAGATAAGTAATATTATTTCCAATATTAAAGCTACCACCAGTTAGTGTTAAACTATATTTACCATTTGCAGCAACAGGAGTTCCACTAAAGGATCCTGAAGTTCCTGACGAGAGGTCAAGAGCTGCAATAATAAACGTATTAGTAGTTACACCACTAATTACATGGTCTATTCCATCAAGAACATCCACACTAGATTTTGTAATTCCACAAGTTCCTGTTATTCGCACAGTATCGCCATTGGCAAAGCCATGACTAGCTGCAGTTACAACAGGATCTGCTACTAGAGTGATTCCTGTTACTGTTACATGAGAACCTGGGAAAGTACCTGCGACTTTATCTGCTCCATCGGCTGTTTCAATTTCAACACCCGTTAATCGATTACGAATAAAGTTCTTGGTACTTGTAGTAGCTTCATCAATTGCTTCTGTAACAACAGAACTACCTGCACCACCTGTTGTACTTATAAGTCCAAATTGACGACTATTGCCTGTATTTATTAATACATCGCCAAGAATGAGGTTTCCACCTCCTTTTCGTCCACCAGTACACGCCGGCCTGTTAGTGGCATGAGCAGCAAATCCGACTTTTTCTGAGTAATCAATGATTTCTTTTGAGAACCCACTCCAGTTAAGAGTAGCAATACCGTCAACATCAAAATCAATACTAACTTCATTAACGATTGATTCAGGCATTCTATAAACAAGTGGATTATCCGTATCTGTATCAATTAAGAACCATATTACAAAAGAATGCAAGGCTGATCTATTTGATTCTTGAATAGTAAGAACCATGTTATCCCCGCCCGGAGCAAGAACGTCAGTTTCTGACCCGCTTACCGCCTGAACATTCCTTCGAAACTTTTGAACACTTGAATTAGTAGTATACTTATCTGCGCCAAACATTGAAGCCCATAATACTTCTTCTACTGCGTGTACGCCTGTGTTGCTTCCTGTTTCCGCGCCCTTAGCACCGTCATAAGAATTTCCTAATGCGGTTTGTCCGACTGAATCGAAAGGACGAATATATGTTGCAAAAGACCATTCTGCGGGTGCAAGAGAGTCTGTAAACATACGACGACCCCTTCTACTTACACCAGCACTACTTTCCATTTCGGCTAAGGTTATTTCCGAAGTGTTAGTGGTTTGAGAAAAACTGTACCCATCAAGTACAGGAATTTCCCAAAGAGCGCCTTTTCCTAAATCAGCCGCTGTCTCTGTATTGTCCGTTGTATTTCTAAACTGAACAAACATTCGAGTATCACGGCTAAAATATAGCTGTTCTGCCATGGATTATCTCCTATAAACTTGAAAAGACTGAGTCGTGAACGTCTGTTCGTGCCAGAATTTTCCTAGTAACGAACCTCTATTAGTATTTCTCCTACACCTAGAGGATCTAACACACCTTCATCAGTATCAATACTGATTATAGTGATCTGTTGAGTTTTTTGCTCTAAACCATTTCGATCTGTATAAAGCAATTGACCGTTTTCTTCTAATACAGTTTCTACATCTTCCATTAATTCGTCTAGTGCTTCAACTGCGTCTTCTTGATTAACATAACAACGAACTGTTACATTTAAAAATCTATCCTTATATCCTGCTGTTTGGTATTGTCGAGTTTCTGATCCTGCATTTAAATGGACTGCAGGGAATTCTTCCACTTCATCCCAGAACTTAAGTCGGGGGCTTGTCTCTGCTACTGCTTGCTTATAAAGACCTCTGCCGTCTATTTTTGAAATAGCATTAGCAAGAGCCGCGGTTATTCCAGCCCTACGAGACGTATACTTTCTTTCGTTTACCACTATAGTCTCCTAGTGTAGAATCTTCCTAATGCCAACTCTGCTGCTACTTCTCTTACTGACCTATCAATAAGCCTTCTTGGGTCTCTTTGAGGGCTGGCCCAAGGAGCTGCTCCTGCTCCTACTTCAAACACTTGATAAGGGTCTTTTTCATATGTGTAACCAAAACTTAAAAAACCCTGACGTGTTGTAGTTACATCTTTTAATTCTACACTTCTTGCTAATCTTCCTGTTTGGCTCTGGAGCGCGGGAGGCCTCATATTTTTTTGAACCGTTTTTGGCAGTTTTTTATTTATTAAAGCTAATAAGCTTAATTGATTGAATCCCTGTGAACTCTTTTTTGCTTTTAACTTTGTAAGAGAAGCAGGAAGTCCTCCGTCTCTTACTGCTTTTATTTTTCTTTTCTGTTTCTGTTTTCCTTTTTGAGAGCTTTTATTTTTTTCATTTATTACTGCTTTTTTCTTCCCTTTAGTTCTAACTCTCCTGGTTTGTTTTTTTGGGGATACATTAAAAAACATTATTTGACTTAGCGCATCTTTTAAAGGAGTAGACCCTTCCATTTCAGCTAAGTTTTCACTTAACTCTGCTTGTAAAAATTTTAATGCATCTTCTTCAGTTCTTTTCATTGTTTGATTATCAACTGCTTTTTGCCAAGTTAATACAGGTATATATTTTTTTCTTAACTTACCTTTTGCAGTAAACATTTGCTCATGCGTTATAGTAACATCTAAATCATTTAAATAATCATCAATAAGTTCAAAAATTTGCTCTTTTTCCTTTGCCTTGCTACGAGAAACTAATCCTTTGGCTTTAAGAACTTTTGCGGCACTAGCAGCAGCACCTCTTCCTTTTTCTTCATGGCCTAATTGAGACCCGAATTTATCCCCCTTACCTCCTATTAAATTTAATCTATTATCGTTTTCGTCAATTCCTTTGGTTTTAATTATACTTCCAAGTTTTCCACTTCCGCCTTTTGCTTTTTTTATTGTTTCGTACGAAGCAATTATATAAGCTTTTTCTCCTCTTCTTGGAGGTATTCTATGTAAAGCGTCTGTTAGTTCTTGTAAACGTTGTTTAGTTATATTTCTACTACTTCTTTGTGTCTGTAAATAAATATCCCATTCTTTCCATATGGCATCAAGAGCTTTAGCATCTAAACTATCACCAAAAATATCAGCTAAAGCTTCCTTAAATCTTTTTGGACTTACAAAAAGTATTTGCCCTACTTGTGCTACAAGAGTGTCACGTATGGGATCAGAAGATTTTAAAAGCTCTTTTAAAACTTTTTGTGCTAATCGTCTAGTGGCCATTAAAAGTTTTTATACAAGTCTAAGACTCTCTTAATATGGTCGGGAAATCCGACGTTATTTGATTGTCCAGAACTACCTTGGTTCTGTATACTAGCACCCGCTATAGACTGCCTCTGTTTGTGCTCGTCTTTTAAGTAGTAGGTAACTAAGTCTAATACTGCTAACTTAAGATCGGCAGGTACTGCACTATACCCTGCTTTATACACGATCTTAACTGCTCCTACTCCTCTGGGCCAGTTTCTGTATCCTCCTGATGAATAAGTACGCATAACACTATCTGTACTAGAATCTAGAGAATACTCATATGCTCCTGTAGTAAGTGTTGTATAAGCAGCACTATAAGAGTCGCGCTCTTCTACACTCACTATAGTAGTTACCGGACTTTCCGTTAATTGTACAACATGAGTCGTCCAGTCAATATCAAATGTTTCTGTTTTGTTAGAGGCATAAAAGTCAACAAAACTATTGCCACAATAAGTTTTTATTAATTGACTTACTGAAGGAATAATTACATTAAGCCTACCATCATCTTTAGGGGCGGTAATGCCCTCTGCAGTTTTATAGTCTTGTAGTGTAATTAAGTCTGCCATAAGTCAATTAATAAAAACTTAGGGGAGGAGAACCTCCCCCAGTTTCCATGATTACTAAAAGTAATCAGAGTGCTATTAAGCGTTAGCTGCTAGGGTTAAGGTGTGAGCACCAGAAGTGCCTTCAAGCGCCTTAAATCCTAATGCCTGGCTAGCGACCAGAACATTTCGCTGCTTACCAACTTCGTAGTCAGTTTCAATGCTTACAGCTTTGAGTCTTCCTACAACAAAGCGGCTAGTATTAATGATACAAGCAACTGTGCCTTGGTTAGCAGGAGCAAGTTCTGCTGAAACAATAAGAGGAGAACCATAAACAGAACCCATCATACCGTTAATATTAACTGCCGCATCAGAACCAACTTTATCTACAGTCTTGAAGTTTCCATCTGCTGCAAGTAGATCGTAGTATGCATCGATAGTAACAACATAGACAATATCAGCAGGATTAACTGCGTATTTGCCCATAGCTGCACGACCAACTTCAAGCATTGAGTCTGCGAATACAGGTGCACCATCAAGCTGGGCTGCACAAGCTGCGGTTGACGCTGTAAGACCAGTGCCTTTGTCGCTTCCGGTTCCACCAGCGATACCAAGAGTAGGTCCAGAAGTACCGTATAAGATTGCCTTATCAATTGCTACCGCATGAGAGCGTGCAAGAGCTGAGGTAATCATTGGCAGGAATGAAACTAAAGAAGTTTCGTCTACATTGTTATCAATGTAGGTACCTGCTGCCAAACGCTCAGTTTGTAGTACATTATTAGTAATATCATACTGACCGTCAGTTCCACCAACTGTATCCATACGTGTGCTAGCAGTATCAATATCATAAGCGGTACCAAAAGTTGCAGCATTAACATCTGCAGCAAAAGGCATTACTGTGGCTCCAGAAGTTACAGGAATTTCACGGAACAAGCCCGCAAGTTTAGTTTCGAGTGCAACTTCTTCTTCGAACGCTTGAGTTACAGTAATATCGAGATTACCGGCAGAACTTCGTGTACCAAAGTCTAAGCCCTGCTTTTCCATGACTTCCTTACCAAGGTCAGTATCCCAACCTTTTTTAGTAATTGCACCAAGTACTTTAGCATGAAGAGCTTCTTTACCAACTTCTTGCTTGCTTTGCTTAGCAAATTCAAACTTACGGCTACGCATAGCTTCGAGTTCATCAGCCTTCTCTTTAACGTCGGCTTCGTACTTCTTAACAAGCTCATTGATTTCTTCAGCTTTTGCAGCTTCGAATTCTTTTTGCATGTCTTGTACAAGACGATCAGCTCCTGACTCTACGCCAGTTTTAATGGCCGTCTTGACCTCTTCTTCTTGCTGAACTTTGGCGTCTGCTTCCGCAGCAGCTTTCTCTTCAGCTTCTTTTTGTACAGCCTCATCGGCTGCTTTTTGCTCGGCTTGCTTCATTGCAATTTTAGCAGCAGTTTCCTCAGCTACTTTTTTAGCAAAAGCTTCCAAGTCAACGGGTTGTTGTGTCTCTTCAGACATCGTTATCTCCTTTTGGACTTGCGCCCCGTCACTATTAGTGAAAGTTTTTTTGAAGTCTTCGTACTCATCCATAGAGTCAAAAGACTTCGCCAGTGAAAAAGTAGCTGTTTGATTACAGGGCACAGATACTACTGATACCTCGAACAATTCAGCGTCCTTTATTCTCAATCCGTCGGTTTCCTCGATATAATCAGCGTCCTTGACTCGGAAACCAACAGAAAAGGCCCCAAGAACACCGTCTTTAACTAGTTCGGCTACATCTTTAGCCGCCTTACTAATTTTTGCTGTTAACTCAAGACCATTATCAGTAGCTTTAACGTTAGTAGCTCTTCCAATAGGCCTATTGTAGTCGTGGTTGAAAAGAATTATAGGATTCTTTTCAAAATTATTTAACCCACCTTTAGTCCATGCATCTGCTGAAATAGAATCACCCGCGCGATCAAAATCGGCAGTACTAGCCATACCTCGGATTTTTATACTTCCATCCTCATCAGTATGGGACTTAAAAGTAGAGGTTAAATTAAATACTTTTTCCATCCTTTCCTCCTGAGTCAGCCTTTGTAACTTTAGGGGCTGCTTTGGCTTTTGGTTTCAGATCCATAGTTTCAGTAAAGATAGACTTCATAGACTTTATGATATCTTCCCATGTATCAAACCAAACCTCATCATCAAGATAAGATGCATCCATCCATTTGGTTTTTAATGCCTCTTCCTTGCTTATAAGATACCCTTGCTTAACAGAAGTTTCTGCAAAGTATTTCAAGGCTAACATCCTATGTTTTTCGTGTAGTTTTTTCTTTTCTGTCATTCTTCTGACTCCTCAACAGGTCTTCCGCCTTCATCGGGATTAACCGCACTTCCGGCTATATTTGCAGGGATTCGTACATCGTCTTGTCCCTCTAACATCTCGAAACCTAATTGCTCTCTGGCCTCATTTACGCTTATAATCCCACCATTTACTAATGAAGTGTAATACTGTGACTGATCTCGTAACTCAGGCTGTAGGGCAGGAATATTAGTAATATCTTCCTTTATACTAAAGCCGAAGAATCTTTCTAAAGCAAAGTTAACTTTTCTTACTATAGGTAATATTGTTTCTAAGTAGTACATCCTCATATTGGGACGTATATTTGCATTATTACCAGAGTCTAGTAAAATTGGAGGTACCCCTAACGCTTTTAATATAATTTTTTCGTTTTCAGCTATTGAGCTTTGGAAGTCTAAGTCTCTGAAGTTAACATTTGAAATAGCATCAATTTCTATTCCACCGTCCAGAATTAAAGGTCTTTTACCTCCTGCTGTAGGTTGATATCTTACACTCCACGATTGAAGCATTCTCTCTTTAATTTTCTCAGACAAAGTATTAGGACTTTTTAAAACCAGTCCTGGCACCGCTCCATTTTTAAAGAAGTTATCCTGAAACTGTCGCATATTCGCCATTAAAGCCATAGTACGAACAGCAGGTTTTAATCGAGATACTCCTCTATACATATCATGAAAAGAATTTTCTTTTATGTGTATGATTTCATCAGGGGAATAGTCTACTTCAGCATATGTATACCTGTCGATAAAAGTTTTTGCATCTGCGTGTATTGTAACATCATTAGCAGGGATGTGGTAAAAATGAGCACCATCGTAATAAATAAAAATATTGCCATCAAGAATATAATCAGTAATTAAATTACGCTTGAAAGAGCTAATGTCTTGAAATAAGTTGGGTTCTTCATTAATAAGCTTATGGACTTTTGAACGCTTTATTCCTTTTACAATTCCTGACATTCCAATAGGTTGTACTATTGCAGGTATTTCTGCACAGTCATCAACAACCATATTTACTGCACGGTTAACAATTTCTAGAGTTTCATAGTATCTTTCATAACTTTGAGTATGTTCACGTGAAGATTGTGATTGTCCGGCAAAATATTCTTGAACAGGATTTAGTTTTTCATAAATATCCTCTTCTTTTCGGCCTAAGAACCTGTCATACCATGCCATTATGTTTTTCTCTTTGTATCTCGACCCAGCGCATTTGTTTCTTTGCTGTTCCTAAACCTGGGTCTCTTCCATATACTTTATGCAGCTGCATGTGGTGTGTATGACACAGAGTAGCAGTATAATCATAAAGTTCGGCTTTGTGCTCTTCTATAAAGTCGTCTCGAATTGCGAGAATGTACTTTGGATCTAGTTTATTTTCTCGAAGCCACTTATGTACTAAAGGGGCTAATGAATAGAAATGGTGAAAATCTAGCGCTTCTGTTGAGTCGCAAATTTCACAAGCCGAACCTTTCTCATACTTAGATTTTGCCTTATCTCTGACATACTTTACAACATCACGTTTCAGTTCAGCCATCGGGTTTCGGATTTTCTAATTTTTCAGTAAGAGAATTATATCTAGTTTGGGATACTATGTCAAACATTATTTTTGAGTAGGTGTCCTAAAAACTTATTGCCGAAGTCTCAAATGAGTACAATGCATACCTTAACGCATCCGCCATGTGTGATGCATAATTGTGTTTCGGTTTCTCTTTAACTAGGTTTGGATTGGGGTCCCACTGGTACTGATCTAACGCTGAAAGAGATTGTTTACAAGTCTGTTCGACAAGTAATTTATCATTGTCTATTATTCCTGCCACTTGTGCTATACCGTCTAAAACTGATTTCTTTGCATTGATTGTCGATATATCGTAGTTCTGAGCAAAATCGAAACGGGTCTGCTGTGCAGCGGAGTCAATATAAATATAATCTATGTCCCACCTATCAATTCGTTTTTGTATTTCTCGTGCGTGTGTTTCTGTGGTTTGTTCTGCATCTAAGTACTCATCTAACAAGTAGAACTTTTCTTCGTCCCAGTCATAGCCAATTACACAAAAGGCCGTAGGGTCTCTGTAACCAACATCCAGTCCCGCAAAGACATCCATCTTTGAGGTGTCAATTTCATCGAAGTTTCCGATACAGACTTCATGGTTAAAGTTCCAGATCTGACCTTCATAGGTATTAAAGTCAGCTTCATACTCTTGTCGAAACTCGGCCTCGGACATAGATTTTCTAGCTTCCGCAATATCAGTTTCAGACATACGCGGATTATCTTTATAAGTAGCCCGAATAGACGCCCACTCTGAAAAGTCATCGCTAAATCCCCTGTAGAAAAACTCTGAAAACCAGTTGTTCTTTCCTCTTGGTGTGCTTATGAATATTGCTTTTGAGTTATCTTTATCGAGTGTCGGACGAAGGGCAACATTGAAGGCGTCTCTTCCATCAGCCAAAGCGGCTTCATCAAAGATGATAAGGTCGTAACTCCTACCAACACAGCTATCCACTTGATTAACACTTCCCATACGTATAGTTGATCCATTTGTTAGCTCTATAACCTTATCTTTCGCATTGTCTTTCGCAACTTCCAAGTCAAAATGCTTAATCAGATTTCTTTGTAAGTCAAAAGAAATCTGAGACAAGGCATAGTTGGGAGACATTATGAGTATGTTAGAGTTGGGCACTAATGATACCAGCTGCCCTATTATATTTGCGATGTAGGTTTTACCCTGCCTTCTCGAAACTGCCGCACACACAAAACGGTATTTCGGATTGTTGATCGCGTTGATAATCGCCACCTGACTAGCAAGTGGCGTTACGCCGAGTAGTTCCAAATATGGATCTACTGGTAATTTGAGAAACCTTGTCTCAGATTGTAACTCTAATAGTTGGTTGGATGTAACATCCCTCCTACTAATTTCAATCGTCATATTAACCTCTTAGTGGTCAGTTTTTCCTTTACTAGTTCCGGCATACAAACCAAACCATGCAGCTCCAGCACCTACTATAATTGAAATAAGTCCTGATTGCTCCATACTGGGTTCTGGTAATGCCATGAACCACATAGTGCTGTAATATAGTAGGAAAATGTAAACACTTAAAAATAAGCGCGGAAAAATTCTCCAACTATCTACAGCTTGTGCCATGAATATAAACTTTTGCCAAGGATTACGAGTTTCCATGTCTTCTAATTCACGAATCCTATCTTTTAAGGCAGACTGTTCTTGGAGAAGCTCCATAAATTTACTGAGGTCTAATTCTACCTCGTTTCTGGACATGTCTCCTTGAAATCTATCCATATCACTCATACTTTACGCTCTCCTTCCATATAGCAATTACGGCTATACGTTTTACTTTGGGCTTGCTCAGCCCAGTCCAATTCTTGAATCAGACGTGTATACCACTGTTTATCATAGTCCTTCGAGGCTTTTTCACGGTCTTCCGCTAGTTGCTCCTTCCGGACTATGATATAATTACCACTTGACTTTGTCAGCCCAGTACGCCGCACTCATTTTCCCTTTTGCAATATTTTTAGCATGACGAGCTTTAAAACTTGCTCGCTTTTTCTTCATTGCCTCACTTTCGTTTTTCTTCGGTTTACCAGCCGTTTTAGCACCTTGTTGTCCGAAACGAATAGTCTTTGTTTTAGTACCTACTTTAGCTACTACAATATGGGACTTTGTTTTATGCCCCGGAGTGCGCTTTGGCTTATTATAAGATTTAACGCCTGCTCTTTTTAATTTTGAACCTCTGCTACTTTTTCTTGGCACGGCTCTTTCTCTTTTTCTTCTTCTTAGGGCGTCCAACGGTTGACCCGTAAGTTCCTCTACCCTTAGGCATGATTACACCTGCAAGGTACACATAGACATACTTCACACATAATATTCTCCTATACTTTAGTGGCAACCATTATCAGCCACACTATTATCATTGTTAAGCCCCATAAGACTATTCCTGCTAAACCTAGCTGAAAATACTCTTTTAGCTTTTTTCTTTGTACACGTAAACGTGCCACCTCTTTTGCATGAGCTATTCGAGAATCTTCCATACGTTTCTTAATTGACGTATATAAGTCTCCTTGACCCTGCATTAAACAAATGTCTTTTAATTGTCGATCAAAGTTATCTAACTGGCGCTTTGCACTTTCCATGTCCAAAGCTTCTTTATATGACATTCTACCAGCTTTTTTTCGTTCAACTTCCCTGTATTTTTCGCTTGCCCCTGCCCATTTACCTACGATGGATTGTAGATCACTTGCATGACCTGCTGATTGTTTGATCGTATTGATTCCGTCGTTCAACGCCTTGAGCGCACCTAGAACGGCTGCTACCTCTCCAATCACTTATTGTTCTCTTAACTTTCAGCATCAAAAGTTTCCATGTGTTACCACTATAAAGCCCATGTAGCCTAGAACTCCAAATCCAAATAGTAAAACTAATACCATGATTCCTGCTTCAATGACTTTTCTCTTTTTTCGTCGGGCTGCCGCAGCTGCTTCTATTCTTTGTTTTCTGACTTGCCCGCGAATCTCAATTAACTGAGTCCATGCTGCTCCACCGAGCGTATAAATTATGAACTCCCTTAGTTCTTTTTCAATTTCATCCGCTTTTCTTTTTGCCGCAAAGGTTTGTAAAGCTTCTTCCTCTACAGATATAAACTGTCCGTCTTTCTTTTGTTTGTGCGCACCTCTAGCAGCATCTATTCCGCCCCAGAGTTTGCCGATATCCCCTGCCATATCATGCAGTTCTTTTCCAACTTGGATACCTTTTTTAACAGCACTAAAAGCTGCCACTGCAGCTGTGATTGGCTCCACACATTATCTCTACGTTCTCGGGGAACGTCGACTACCCGTTAAGTAGTGTAAGTATAATACTCCCTAAAAAGATGATTACTGTTCCTGTTGCTCCCAACAACAAAAACTGTAGTCTATCTTGCTTTCTTTCTATTTCCTGCAACCGGCTAAAGATAGTTTTCCATCTCTCCTCGCATTGAGCTTCATGAGTTGAAAAACGTGTGTGTAATTCATTTAAATCAGGCTGGTGTTCCATTTAAGAGTTTGTCCATTAACTTGCCATAATTACCCTGACCGAATGGTACTCCCTCATTAATCTGAACATTTGTCTGATTTTTAATATTGGAAGCGGATGCCTTTTCTAGCTCTGCTTGAGCTTTTATCTCATCCATACGCATTTTGTGTGCCAGCTGTAGTAAGTCAGCTAAGTCCTTGCTGGAATACACACCGCTTTCCTGTGCTTCTTCAAGCTTCGAATTAATCATCTCGTCCAACAAGGATCCGATGTTATTTTTGTTTCGATACCCCGTATCGAGGTAAACAGTATCGATATACTTTTTAACTTCTCGTCGATTTAGTATATCCACAACCTTCTTTTCATCAACCATTAGATCTTGGCATACTCCCTTAATATTACCAAGAGTCAGGTACGAGTTCGCTACTTCAAGTCCTTCCGGAGAAATTGTTGTTACTTCTTTAGCCATGAGGGAATTATACTCAAAACAGGATGCAAAGTCAAGAAAAATTTTTCTATGATGGTTTTGAGGGCCAAACTACTGCGTTGGGGTGGTCTAGAGTTGATTGATCCTCCGGAATATCTCTTAATATTTTTCGGTATGCCGCCCATTCTGCCTTCTTTTCATCGGACAAAGGACTGTCTGCAAATTGAGTCCAATCTGTTTCATGTAGTAGTATATGTCTTTGTCTTCGAATTTTTTCATATACAACAGTGGTATTAGGTGTCCAGGCCTCGTTCTTCCAATCGTACCAATCGCCTGGGGGCTCAGATCGTTCTTTCCACTCACCGTCTTTATAGTAATGAGTATCCACCCACAAATTTAAATTTGAAATAGAAGCTTCCGATTGATCTACATATACTGTTGTTATACCATCAACAGTTCCTTCCTCTATAGGTGGGAGAGGGCCTGTTCTGTAAAACGTTATAATATGCCCCTCTGAATTTACTCTTGTTAATATTTTTCCACTCATTCGTGTAATTCTCCTATTAGTATTTTTCCTCCGTTTCCTAAGGGCGCGAAAGAATCGCCGCCTCCTGGAACCCCTGCTAAATCCACCCAAGACTGAAATAGAATGCGCATATTAGTATAGTCATAATAACAACTATTTATGGTGTACCCAGAACCATAAAGCGAAGCCCCTGCTCCTGTACCAAACCACACATTATTTAAATTTCCTCCAGACGGAGCCTGATATATAACATTACCGCTAGCGGGAGGACCGTTTGTACCACCGCCTCCATCAAGACTATTTTCGTCTTTAATAGCTAGGACTTCTACTCCTCCCTTATTTAACTTTTTTGTATTAAAAATTTCCGTGTTCCCGTTATTTGTAACTGATATTCCATAATCCGAACCACCCGAATCGCTTAAAGAGGTTGAAATTTTTAAGATAAGATAGTCTGCATGAGCTCCAAATTTGAGTACAGAACCCGCACTCCATATTGACATATTAGAATAAGAGGAGTTATTACTTTTGGGCTTTACAAATACAAAATCACCAGCACCGAAGCCTGTTACATCAGTGTTCAAAGCAGTTGTACTAGTGTTTACATGCACTCCCAAATATTTAGTACCAGCAGTATTACTATTTAGTTGATAAATGCCATCGGCACCTGTTATTTCTAATCCATATGTCATATTTTAATACCTTATTGCATACCATCTTATATCGGCTAAAGTAAGAGTAGTTGAATTATTTCTAATAGTAAAATACCCATTATAATAGGTAATTGTTAATAATTGACCGAATGAAGATACTATTGGAGTACCTCCTACAAGGACTCCTATTGTGTCTTGATTATTAGTTGTCATTCCTTCTACAGGAGTAAGTGTTGAACTACCGTATGTGGTAGAAGGTCCAATACTAATACTACTAGAACTATGACCCAGTACATGCATGGCTCTTTGGTTAGGCCCAAAAATTACTTCGTCCCCATCGCTATTATAAACTATTAACCCGTAATTGGTTGAACCTGCGCCCCCTGTGCCTGTGCCCCCACCACCTGGATCGCTTTCTGTAGTTATTGTCCATGTTTCGGTCATAGAACCAATAGTTAGGACAACACTTGTTACACCTCCATATGTAGTACTTGCAACTCCCCTAACTCTAATATAGTCGCCTGTTACTACCGTATCTCTATTACCTTGTGTACTCCACCAATTTCCATCACTATTAACTTGGTATTCTCCTCCTGTAATGGTGGGAGTAACAGTTTGGTTAAACCCCGTTAAAGGAGCATTTTCTGTTTGAAAAGTATTTCCGCCCCCAGCCCCTGTAACATTATTGGTGGAAGCAGAATATCGCAAATCAATGTCATTAGGAGTACTATCACTAGGCTCAACTACATCAAAAACAAAACTACCCATATTTTGGTCTAAACCATAATAAGGATTGGTATATTTATCTCCCGAAGTTGAAGTACTAAAAGGGTTATAGTGACAGACTGTAACTCTATACTTTCCTGTGGCTACTCCTGACCCTACGGTAACTGTGTCCGATGTATTAGTGCTTCTGATAAAACCAGTAGAACTACCACTATTAGACCAAGTAAAGCCGTTGGTACCTGTTGTATGAATAGGTAAATTTATAACCGAGCCATTACTTGTTGTAGTCCATATCTTTAAAAAACATTTGTGACCATTAGAACCACTAGCAGTAAGCATTGAACTTCCACTTAATGCAGTCTTTATAGTGGGAGTAATTGTAAGGGTAGAACCTTGAGCGACATTACTACTTCCTAAGCCGCCGGCAGTACATTCTATTCTTTGAAATTGGGCTCTACCAGTATAGTAGGCGGTGGTTGAATCATTATTTCCCCACCACCACCAATTCATGGTATAGTCATCTTCATCGTCCCAAGTTCTGCTCCATGTAGTGCCGCTAGCTTGTGCTCCTAGACCTGACGGGCTAGTAGGATCGGGCTCGTCTTGGAAACCGGTGTCATTATACATTATAGAAGTATTAGAACCTGCTCCTCCATGATTTACGATTACCCCAACACTATCACTATCTTTGAAATACATCGTTAGTCCAGGAGCATACACCTCACTATTAACTTGAGTATTCCCTGCATAGAGGTCATAAGTACCTCCATCTACTATAGGATAGTGCCCAGGAGTTCCGCCTTGATATTGTGGGAGAGTAAAAGTCGCTCGATAAGTTGCCATGTAAAAAATTATACTAAAAATGACATTAAATGTCAAGAACAATTTTTAAAGGTGTTTTCAAAAAACCCAAAGTTGTACGTGAGGGGGTGCCCCGCCGCGCGACCTCATGTCAAGTCTAGGAACCGCCCCTAACCTATTGATATATAAAGACTTTTTTATTTTGTGAATATTACCAAACATTTCCATGATATCTCCATGATTGGGGGTTGACTTTCTCGGCTGGGTGTGCTACAATACGCGCATATTAAATAAATAAATAAGGAAATAATATGGTAACGCATGATTTTGGTAATAATACCAATGTCGCAAATGGGCAAAAAAATGTCGCTTTTAGGGTTGACATTTGGGAAAGAACCCTGTAAAATAGGCACTATGAAAATGAAAAATAAAACATTAACTACTTGGCTCATTCGGGCTTACATGCTCTACTCTGTGACCGCTGACATCATCGTCATCGGTGGCATTGTTTGGCTAATCTTAAACTAACTAGGAGACTCTTATGTCTAACTATACTGAAAAAATGGTCGCTCAAATGATGGATTCGGCTCCCATCACTCGCACTGTCGCGGATTCTCTCGCTTCAGAATTTGGTTTGTCGGTTCGTTCCGTCATCTCAAAAGCTGTGCTTCTCGGCTTGTACCAGAAGCCAGAAGCAAAAAATGCTTCTGCAAAATCCACCAAAAAAGAATTGGTGGAAGCTATCGAGAACGCTCTACAGGGCGAAAATCTCGATGGTTTGGAAGGTGCGACTACTCGCTCCTTGTCTGCCTTACTAATGAGCATCGCTTGATGCTCATTACTTTCTCGGCTTGGGTTGGGACTGTCTGCATGGCAGTCGCTCCCTTCCTAATTGACTCAACTATCGGAAAATTGTTAGCTATATCTGGATTGGCTTTGTTGACTTTGCAAGCGCACTCCTGTAAGCTATATAACTTAATGATACTTAATACGATTGGAATTATAGGATACTTATATGCTCTTTATTTTTGACTTAGATGGTACTGCCATCGACTCAAGCCATCGCCAGAATACTCTGCCCGATGGCTCTCTTAATCTCGCGGATTGGATTAAGAATAACACGCCCGAAAAAATCGCGCTTGATTCGCTCCTACCTTTGGCGGATTCATGGAAAACGATTAACCGCGAACGGGATCAAATCGCAATCATGACCGCTAGAGTTATCGGAAAAGCAGATTTAAAATTTTTGCAAGATAACGCGCTAGAATATGACTATATTTATAGCCGCGCATTTGGTGACACTACACCGGATGACATTCTTAAAAAACGCATGATTTTAAAATTGCGCGTTGATATGAGAAAATCGCTCGCATGGATTCGCTCAAATGCTTATATGTTTGATGATAATAATAGCGTTCGACAATGCTTGACTGGTTTCGGTATTCGATGCTATAATCCTACTAATTATAACGAGGCACAAAAAAATGCTTAAATCTACACACTCACCAAACTCAATAGATGGATCGCCATTTGACGATTTCGGTTTTAACTATCTATGGAAATTACACGGACTTGGCAAACACGTTCCAGCGTTTCGGAATATGACCGTTATAAAAAACGGCTTTGCTAAATACTGTCGCGCTGGCGGTTTTTCTGGCGTTGAATCTCGCTTAATTGAGACATTACGCAATATAGAAGAATGTCACAATTTGCCGGAAGGTTCGCTTCGCGCTGAATTGCTTGCGCTGACTACTGGCACATTTGACGAGACACTTTCTAGCGAACAATATTTCCACAAAGCGAATAAAAAATATCGGCTTGCTGGATTATTCCGCGATTTGAAAACGACAAAAAATCCGGTTGGAGGTCACAGCGAATTTTTCAATATGCCGGTAAAATTGGCAAAGGTAAAATTTGCAAATGCTCACAGAAAAGCAAATCGTGCGCTTGGCTTAGAAATTGTAAACTGGAAACGAAAAACCGGAATACACGGTTGTCCACTACCACTAGAAAATCCAGAGGAACGAGGTTATGCACTATGAAAAAATTACAAGCACAATTAAACCAAATCGCGGAAGCGAACAAAAATAAAATCGCTGTCGTTTTAGAGGGACGCGATACCGCCGGAAAATCTTCAACAATTCGGGCAGTTACCGAATACTTAAATCCGGCATGGTATAGCATCGTGCCATCAACAAAGCCATCCGTTACCGCAATGGCTAATTGGTGGCAATGGTGGAACGGAAAAATGCCCGCGCAAGGTCAAATCGTTTTTTATGACCGATCATGGTATAGCCGCGCGATGGTTCAACATATGAATGGCTGGTGCTCTCAAAACCAATACAACGCTTTTTTAGACAGATACGAATACTGGGAAAATGAGGTTCAACACGATGTCACTTTCATTAAATTCTGGCTCTCGATTTCTGAAGCGGAACAAAAAAAGCGAATACAAGCGCGAAAAATTTCACCGCTTACTTACTGGAAATTTTCGCAAAATGACGAAAATGCGCTTTCTCACTATGACCGCATGACACTATTAAAAGAGCGCGTGGTAGGCGAGGATTGGCATACTGTCAACTACAATGATAAGCAAAAAGGAATCACGCGATTATTACAGCTACTCTGCGCGGTTTGTTCCACGTGAAACATGCCGCGACCCTGCTCTACAGCCCTTTAAAAATGCGGCCTCCAGCCCCTCGAAAAATCTTGAAAAATCCAGATTTTTGGCGCGCGGGCGCCAGTGCGAAAGTGAAGTAGTATTTAAATGGTGTTGCTCGCGCCATAATAAGTGCAAAAGCGAAGAATGTCAAGTCTTTTTTGCGGGTGTGGACCAAATTTTTTTAACTTTCCCAGGTCTTCCTGCGCCAGAGTGCAAAACCGAAGCGTCCCCGCGCCAGTATACGTGCAAAAGCGACGCATGTCAAGAAATTTTTGCGGGGTCGCACAAAATTCTTTATAATTCGGGAAGTCTGCTCATCCCCGCCGAAAATTGATGAAAATTGCAGCAAATGTGCGAAAATTACTTGACTTCACGACCCCGCGCGCGGCCCCCCGGAATTCCCTTGCGTTTTTTTCACGATTAGGCGCAAATTTATTTGACAACAGATGCTGTTGCTTATATAATATATCCAGAAATTAAGGAAATAACATGCGAATAAAAACCAAATTTAAAAAAGGCTATTGGCCGTCACATAGGCGCGATCTCGTGAATCGAGCAGCCTGTTGGGCAGTAGATCAGTACGGATTATGGGATTTAACAATCGCTAGTGATAGGCTTACCATTGTACTCACTCGATTTAAAAGTGCATTTGGTGATGCGTTTCAACTAGACGATGAGTATGTAATTCGTATATCTGATCGCTATAGTGATAGGCTGACGCTTATGACCGTATTCCACGAAATGACTCACGTTAAGCAGTATGAGTTTGATGGACTGGATTTAGGTAGACCTGCTATGTTCAAGGGCAAGTCGTTTCAAGGAGACTATTGGAGCGCTCCTTGGGAAGTGGAAGCACGAAAAGCGGAGAAAAAAATGTGGAGGAAATGGAAAAAATATCTTGACATGACCGCTTTTTGATGAGATAATAGTATTATGAAATTGAGAGCAACATTAAATAAATTTTTTGGGATCGGGAGACCTAATATGACTATGACAGCAAACAAAAGCAATAACTACCCTCAGGAAGTTATCGACAGCATGGTTTCAGCTTATGAAGCTAACCCAACTCGCGTTACTGTTAATCAACTCGCGTTGGACTTTGACAAAACTGAGCGAAGTGTTATCGCTAAGCTCTCTGCTCTGGGTGTATACGTTGCCCAAGCTAAGCCTACCAAGCGTCCACCTCAGGTGAGAAAAGCTGATTTGGTAGCACAAATCGAAGCGCAACTCAATGTTGAGTTCGCAAGCCTAAACAAGGCTGGCTTCGGTGACTTGGAAAAGCTTTTAGCAGCTATTTCTTAATCACAAAAGGTCTGTGGGGCGCCCTGTCGATGACAAAAGCCCCCACCACCTCAGGGGACTTCATGTCCCCTTTCGTGGTAGGAAAGGAGAGAAAATATGCTTTGGGAATTCAACCAGATTAAAGAAAAGTACGGGTGGGCAGTAGCAAGCCTAGCTAGATCAATAGATGCTCAGGTGTCTATAGGTTTTATGGACATGCAGGATGAGCTGGGCGAAGAAATGTACAGCATGTGGAAACTCCACGTTACTAACAATAAAAAGAACATAACTCGTGACGTTATAGTAGCACATCTAGCTTTGTCCTTTGAAAAAACAAAGCCTTGCGGTCATACTCACGATTGTTGTGGATGCTGGTTTCGTTCCCGAGTTGAAGTAGCTAATCCCAATAGCAAAGAAGGAATTAGTTACTGGATAGTAGATAAGTGGAATAAAAACATATAGTACCTGAGCGAAAATAATTCTTGACATAAGTGCTAAATTTGTGAGATAATATGTTCTACAAAATGAGAGTTTGGACGGATCTCGCTAATAAAATCGTCTAGCTAGCATCGTACTGCTACAGGTGGTTACACCCACCGGCGTCACCTAATCGGACGGATTTGAAGGCGATTAGGGAGTTGGCTAACTCGGACAGCTAGAAGGTTTTGGGTTTTAGACTTCTGTTTGATCCTTCTGCCGCGACATAATGTAGGCACACCCATAAAAAAGCAGAAAGCTGGAACCGCCATTTGAGCAATCGAATGGCGGTTTTTTTATGGGTGAGTTAAAATAATTCTTGACATGGATGCTTATTCGTGCGATAATACTCAGATGAAAATTTTAAGTGAGAATTTTTATGTTTAAAAAGAAAGCACCTTTTGTGCCCGATCCGATTTTTAACAGAAAAAAGTCGGAGTTTATTCCCTGTCCACTACTTACGAAGAAGCCAAACAGGGAATTTAGACCGCTAACGGTTAAAGATATAACAGGAGAAGTACATGAGCAATGTAATAAAGTTTCCGATTGATCGGAAAGTAGATCATATTGCAAACGAAATAACTAATTTACAAGAGGAAATAACGGATAGATTTGAGACATTAACTCAACTCTTTGTTACTTCTCGGGAAATAGAGCAAGAGTGTGGACATCTACAAACCCGCTACGATTCTTTAGTAATGGAGTATGCAGCTGCCATTGGTGCTGAAAATATTCCTGCTGGAGTACTAGAGTATTGTACACAAGTTATTGCTAAGTGCGAAGGCGATGTAGAAGAAATTACGCTTGAGCTTGCTGCTCCTGAACCAGAAAAAGTAAAAAATCGAGAGGGGGATCAGATGAAAGAAATTCAACAATTTATGGAAACCGTAACTAAATTTATAAAAGGTCAAATGGATGAACTACAGTGAGGAACAGACTCAACACATAGTTAAGGAGTATAGAAGCAACCCTAATAGGGCAACTGTTGAATCTTTGGCTAGTGAACTCAACAAGAGTATAAAATCAATAATAGGAAAACTTTCAAGGGAGGGAGTATATCGACGTGAAATCTATAAAACTAAGACTGGGGAATTACCTGTCACAAAAGTGGAAATCGTTTCAAATATCGCTGATTCTCTTGGAATCGAAGTGGAGTCTCTGGCGGGCTTGGAAAAAGCTCCAAAAGCAACGCTCAAAAAACTAGAGGAATCTCTTAAGGAATTAAATTGAATAATGTCTATATTAAGCTCATGGAAGAATGTGGTGAGCTAACGCAAGCCTGTGCGAAGGTTTTAAGGCACAAAGACGAAGAATGGATAGGCAGGTTAGAAGAAGAGTGCGGGGACGTAATGGCTTTTATACACTTAATGACTGAACATGGTATTGTAAACCGAGACGCAGTTCTAAAGAAAAAGTGGCAGACTATTGCTAAATACGGACGGTACTTTTATGAAGAAAATGGGTACAATACAGTTAAAAATCGAAATTCTGGAGAGGAATTTGACGGAGGGGAATATGTGGGATGAGCAATTAATAGTCGTAGCGGGGTTGGTAATCTTTGCGGGTGCTATATTCTTACACGCATTTACAAACCTTTAAGCGGGGTCTCAACGGGTGGATGAATTTATTGAACAGTTTCTACAGATGTTAACCCTGATCGCTATAATAACCATACCTATATTTATCCTGCTAACGGCCTTAAGTACAATCTTTTAAAATTGTGGAAAAGGAATACGGGTAAAAAAATTTTGAATTGTGGCGAATTGGACAAAATTAAGACGAATTTTTAGATAAATAGGAGGAATAAAAGGCGGGGTATTATGACCGTATCGAATTTACGCGGTCATAATAGTTGTCGAGATTCCTTAAAATTGAATCGGTAGGATTTGGGATTATGCTGACTCAAGAGCACTTTTCATAATATTATGGATTTGGAGACGGAAGCTCCCTTAATTCCGCTTCCACTCCAATTGCATAAATATTCAAACTCTTTTCGCCAGCATAGGTTATAAGAAGTTGTCGATTGACTAGATCATCTTACGATTTGAGTATTATTTTATCACACTTTTTGGCATAACACAAGTATTATTTTTGAGCATGTAGTTGAAGAAAGTATCTGGGCGCGCTGCTCCTGACAAAAATATTTTTCATTTTTCTAGGGACAAGAAAAAAATAATCCTTGACTTGTAAGCTAAATCGTGACATAATACGCAGTATGAAAATTAAGAGAAACAAAACAAGATCGCATTTTATCCTTTTTGATTCGGATAGCCCTTTTCGCAGTAGAAAAGAGACAGACCGAAAGAAAAGGTCGAAGCGTGGTTATCGCAAACACAGGAGAGCGTATGACTGACGAGCAATTTGAATGGTTCTGTATTGTAGGTGGAATGTGTGCAGATGGTCTAAAGTGGGAAGAGGCAATGACACTGTGTAGAAATACAATGGAAATGCCAACACATATCTTTCTTTGGATGATCGAACGTAAGAAAGCGATACAAACTAGAAAGTCCGAAATGGCGGCAGAACTTATCTAGGTGTTAAGACCTAGAAAGCGCAAGAAAAAAAGTTATGACGAATTTGTGCTTGAGACTATAGAAAACCAAATCTCAAGCGCAAAATCCTTAGTAGAAAATGGAAAACTGGAGTGGAAAAAGCATGTCGAAAACACTAATACGGGACGGTCTGACCCGAGATCAGATCAACAAGATGAGACGGGACGGCAAAAAGATCGTATCCCACGGAAGCTATCGTGCAAAGCGAAAGCCAAATTCACCACGAGTAAAACGCGCCGCTACAAAAGGTTAATATATGGATGATAAATTCTATTTAGCCACTATGCGGGAGTTAATGAAAAATGGGGGACTTGGAGATCATATCTACATCGTAGGTCTGTTTGAGACGAAAAGAATGGCTGTACTAGCAGGAAAGCTGGAGCAATGTAAACGCAGTATGCAACCTTACAGTCATCGCTATATTCCTGAAGTGTCCATTATGCGTCTCAACGATATGACAACAGATATAACTCTAAAAGCAGTAGAGAAGTATATAGAGAGTAATACGTGAGTGAACTTGTAATGGAGTCTTTAAATGAGAGGAGTAATACTAGCCATCGGACTGATGGCGAGCAGTACTTGGGTAATGGCAGACGAAGTGAAATGTCTAGCGAAGAATATTTATTGGGAAGCACGGAATCAATCAGTGCAAGGCATGTACGCAGTCGCCGACGTAACTTTAAATCGGGTAAAGGATTCGCGCTGGCCGAGTACAATTTGTGCAGTAGTGGAACAACGAAAACGAGTACAGGGAAGAAAGTGGATCTGTCAGTTTAGTTGGTTTTGCGACGGTTTAAGTGATAAACCGGCACAAGCAGCAGTATATAATCTATGCTACATGATAGCATATGTAAGAATAAAGAATAAGGACAAACCAGTACTAGATGATGATATCTATTGGTATCATAATAATAAAGTAAATCCCTACTGGGCTTCCGCCTATAGTCATAAAACGACAATAGGCGATCACTTGTTCTATTCAGAGAGATAGCACAGTACGAAGATCAGGCGGGGAGTATGTGGCAGGTTTAAGAACCTTCCCATCCTCCCTTTTTATTGGCTTGAAATCCGGACCTAGCTTACTCAAATTGCTTCGATGTACTTCGTGAAAACAATCATCTAAGTCTATTCCAAATGCATGTCCTGCTCCGTACACAACGTACAGTAGATCAGTAAGTGCGTCTGCAACTTCTATTAAACTCTTGTTATCAATACCATATTGAAGCTCATCTAGTTCTTCTTCTATTAAGTCTAGCCTAAGTCTTTGTATCCCCTCGTCTGGAAAAGATGGCTTTATACGGACCTCTTGATCCATTGATTCCATAAAATCGCCAACTAATTCAAAGTTAGTTCCGTCCATGTTTTACTCCTAAAGTTTAATTGCTAACACAATAAGTATTGCAACTAGTAGTATATTTACCATAAGTAATTCTAGTGCAAGAATTGTGTGATACCATACCCAACGCGTCTTATATGCGTTGTCTATGGAAACCTCGTCGGGGTCAGGCTCTTTCCAGCCTTTCTTGCGACTACGATTAAATAAATTTCTCACGCTGCGAAATGACTCAACAGCCCTGTTGCGAGTAGTACTGTTGCTACTCCGTTCAGTAATATTAGTGCTCTGTCCTTCCATACTATGCTCACATATGTCCAACCTATCATTCCTACGAATGAAAGTATTAAGTCTAATAGGGGATTAAACTGTGCTGATCTTATTGATATTGCACAAATTAAAGTTACGGATGAAAACCACTTAACATACCAATCAACCGTGTATTTCGGTGTAGCAGACTTAAAAATTCGGTTTGAATTTTTTTGTTCTGCCTTGGAATATGTCTTGCTTTTCTTGTCTCCGCTTTTCTCTTGCTTTTGCAGATTGTCTGGCTTTGTGTCTTTTTGCACTTGGTTTCTCGTAATACTCTCGCTCTCGGTACTCAAACAACACCTCGTTACATTTTTTCTTAAAAACGCGTACTGCGCTCTCCACATTATTATTTCTAACCTTTACTTTCACGCTTAAATGGCCATCCTCTTTTCCTCAAGTATAAAACTTGCTTTCTTATTGCATTTGGAGTACGTCCAGGAAGAAGTGGTATTATTTCTTCCAAAGACCTGAGGTAGTAATAATTTGATAATATCCCACGCTCTTTTATAGTCCAAGGTTTCTTCTTATATTTTCTCATTCATATATTATACTAAAAGTTAGCCTCCATGTCAAGAACTATTTTTTAGTCCACATTCTAAAAATTTTTCTTGACATTTTATGTGAATTCGAATATAATATAACATTCTGGATAAATCATACCTTTAAGGAGAGTAAATTGGAAGTATCATTAGTAGTTTTTGCAGTATTTACATTATGCCTGGTTGGGTGTGGATTACATTCGTATTTTTTAGGTAGACGTGCGGGAATAGAGCATGCAGTAGATTATTTAGTAGACTCGGGACAATTAGACGTAGAGGACGAGTAGAATTCTGAAGTCATATTTAAACCCTTTTATCGGGCAAATAAAAGGTTGTATGGCTAAAACATAAACGGCATTGCCATGCCAAGCTAACAGGAGAGTAAGTTATGATGAAAAGGTATCTATCCTTAATAGGAATAGGAACCCTAGCCCTACTAGTCGCGCATCCCGCCAACGCAAAAGTAATTGATAAAAATAAAGCGTTTAACAGTTGCAGAGTTTTAGTCCAAGACGAGTTCAATGGAGCACGTCCACGACTTAAGAAGATCAGAGGTTTTGGAGGAGAATGGAACGTTGAGTTTCGTGTCTATGAAGATGGCGTGAAACAGAAGGTTATATGCACCCTTGATAAGTACTCTGGCGAGAAAATGCTTACAGTTATGTAAGTTAGGGACATAGTATGTTTGGAATGATTAAATTGCTTCCGATCATCCTAGTTGTTGGGGGTGCGGGTTTTGCCTATCATAAAGTAGTAATAAATGAAAAGGATAACCGCATCAACCAACAGCAAATGGAGATTGCAGCAGCAACACAACAAAATGTAGCACTTCAGACCGCCGCTCAGACTAACGAAGCAACTATTCGTAAGATGGAGACGCAGATGAAAGCACAGGCGCAAGCGTTTGCCGACTTAACCCAAAGAAATAACTCTTTAGAAGCTGATAAGAACAGTTATATGAGTATGGTTAAAAAGCATAACTTAACACAATCGGCGCGTTCTAATCCAGAGAAAATAGAGCCAAAGATTAACAGAGGGACGGATAGAGTATTCCGCCAGGTCGAAGAAGATAGTAGGGAATTAGATGAAGCCGACGATACCGCTAGTGAGCGCGCTTACGATACTACTGAGTAGTGGATGTAGTATACTTCCGAAAGTAGATTTTACACCACCGCCTCCAGTAAAGGTAATAACAGAAGAAGTAAAGATGGATATCTACCAACCACCTTTACCTCAAGAAATTAAAATGGAAAATGTAGATTGGTTTGTAATAACCAAAAATAATTTCGAAGAGTCAGTAGAAAAGGTAGAAAAATTATTAGGTGGAGAGTTTGTAGTATTTGCTCTTACGCCAACAGGATACGAGGCAATGGCCTACAACCTACAGGAGATTCGTAGGTTTATACGACAACAGAAAGAGATTATACTTTATTACAGAAAAGCAACCGAGGCAGCAGATGAAGCAGACGAATGGTTAGAGAAAAATGCCTCGTTACAAGCAGATCAGGAACAAGCACCTGATAAGCAAGAATACGTTGAGTCAATGAAAAAGCCAGGAATTCTGAGTATATTTAACAGAGACGGCAATGATAGTTGATGAAGATTTTGAAAAGATCGAACATGAAGTAAAAGACAACTGGCTAGTACGCTGGTGGAAAACACTTATATATGAAGAATATAAGTTGACAATCTATTTTGTTGCTTCTAAAGTAGTTGATGAAAGAGGTAATGAGATATATAGTAGGGAACCTAAGCACTATAAAGCTTCAAAGTTTTATAGTTTGAAACCGAAATTTATCAAGTTCAAAGATGATGAAAATCAGATAATAGAAATAAAATCTGAAGAGCCCATGAATTGGGACTTAGTTAAGGTGTATTAATGAATAAAGAAAAACTGATTGAACAGTTAAAGTATGATGAAGGAGTAATGCATGAAATCTACAATGACCATCTCGGCTATCCAACGTTTGGAGTCGGTCATCTTGTCCTCAAAGACGACGAGGAACACGGCAGACCAGTTGGAACGCCAGTCAGTAGTGAAAGAGTCGATGAGTGTCTCAAAAGAGACATTGAAACCTGTATCCTCGAATGTGGAACTTTATACGGAAACAGGTTCTATGAGTGGCCCGACGAAGTCCAGCAGATCCTGGCAAATATGATGTTTAATATGGGTCGCCCCAGATTAAGTAAATTTATTAAAATGAATGCAGCCCTAGAAGAAGGAATGTGGGCACGGGCAGCCGTTGAAGGACGAGACTCTAAGTGGTACCGTCAAGTACGAAAACGAGCTGAAAGATTAATGACTAGACTGGAAAATGTATAAAAATGAATGTAGCTTTAGTAGCTCTAAGCAAGCCGTCGGCAATTACAGACTGTTCTTCGGCTGATGAATTTATAGCTTACTGTGCAAGAGTAAGTAATCCTAATAACCAAAACAATAAAAAGACAGCCTCTCAGCTGTTAGCGTACTTAATCAAACACGGACATTGGAGTCCTTTTGAGATGGTATCTCTTACTATGGAGATTCAGACCACAAGAGATATTTCCCACCAAATAGTACGTCACCGAAGTTTTTCTTTTCAAGAGTTTAGCCAGCGCTATGCTGTAAGTGATACGTTTGAAATACGAGAATCACGCCTGCAAGACGAAAAAAATAGACAAAACAGCATCGGACTAGACTATGAAGATGAGTACCATAGGCGTGTTAATGAAGACTTCTCTATGAATCAAGCGGCTGTATTGCAAACTGCTAGAGAAGCATATGAGGCAGCCTTAAAAGCAGGTATCGCAAAAGAACAAGCAAGAGCAGTATTACCAGAAGGAATGACAGGTACTACTCTCTATATGGCGGGAACATTACGTAGTTGGATCCATTATTGTGGGCTGAGAACGGCTAATGGGACACAACAAGAACACGCTAATATAGCTAAAAAGTGCTGGGATGTTATAGGAACACATTTTCCAACTGTTCGAAAAGCGGTAGATAAAGAGAATAACTAGAGAAACTACTCCCCCACTTTATCAAAAGTTCTTGACATTGAGGTTATTTTACCGTATAATATATGTTGAAAGATTAATTTTTAATCTAATTTTCACGGAATTATTATAAGGAGTTTCACGGTGAAACACGAAGAGACGTTAAACATACTGTTGGGTGCACTGACAGTCGCACAAAAGAATGAGAGAGAAGGCTACTCTAAAGTAACTCTGGAAGAAATGCTTAAGTTAGTATGGACTTATGAACAGCAGAATCTTGTACAACGACATTTAAAGATGGGTGAAAAACATTCTACTATTACTCAATTTATTCAGAAAGTAACAGATTGGAGAGTATCAGAGCAATTAACCAAAGGAGCTGCACTAAAAAAGAAACTAATAGCAGTAGCTAACGAATTAGAGATTAAGGAGCGAATAGCTGACACGTATCAAATTGAACCTTCGCCTGTCTGTACGGAAAAAGTTATAGAGCGTATTTATGAGCAACAAAGTTCAATGCGTATGGTATCGCTTGATATTTTAAAGGAACATAATTTAATTGCAAAAAACTTACTTCCTATGGTTGAAGCAATGGCATGTCAAGCTAAGGAAATAAAGTAAGTAGCTTATGAATATCTTTATATTAGACCAAAACCATGATAGATGTGCAGAGTATCATGTTGACAAACATATTGTCAAAATGCCTTTAGAGGCGGCTCAAATGCTTTGTACAAATATGTGGGTTGATAAATACTTAGGGTATGTACCCAAGAAGCTGACCAAGGAACAGTTAGCTTTATTAAGAGAGAAAAAACAAAATGAGCCAAGGGACTTCCCTTACTTACCTACAATGCACAACCATCCTTGTACTATCTGGAGTCGTACTAGCATGGATAATTTCGAGTGGTTACACTGTTATGCAACTGCACTCAATGATGAGTATGGATACCGATACGGTAAAAGCCATAGATCAGTGCATGACGTCATACTCAAGCTACCCGAGCCCTTATCTATACCACGAATTGGACTCACACCTTTCGCTCAAGCTATGCCTGAGGAACTCAAAGGAGTTGATGCAGTAGTATCATACCGAAAATTTTATCACAAAGATAAAGCAACGTTTGCTTCATGGAAGTACCGAGACAAGCCACCTTGGTGGCGTGAAGATGAAGCAGATTACCAACAACGAATATCTCGGTAAAAGTAAGGAGTACAAATGGATTATCTAATAATTATTGGGGTTTTAACCGTGGTTGCAATTTTTGAGCCTGGCAATAAAGAACTGAATGAAACCTGCAGACAGGGAGTCTCAACGGGTGAATTTGATAATATGGTTCAATGTAGAAACTGGTATCGGCCTAAAAGGTGATAGTTAAAATACTCAAAGGACTAAAGAACATAGTTAGTCCAAATTATTGGGCTGAAAGAATAGGTGAAAAGAGTGGAGCCTATGACAAAGCCAGAGAAAGTAAATTAGCTACTTGGGCTTCTAATTTAGAAGGCTGGAAGTGGTGGGCATGGCAGATAGGAGTAGGCTTAATATTTTTTATTTTAATTGAGGTTATACTAAATATGATTGGTATGACCTTGTTACCTTGGGGGTAAACATGAGCGAAGGTAGAAAGTATGATGGAGATAAACCGAAGTTGTACCTATTACCTCCTAAATCCATATTAGAAGTAGGAAAAGTTCTTACTTATGGTGCGGAAAAGTACGATCCCGAAAATTGGCGTAAAGTAGATGATCTACAAAACAGATACACAAGTGCTGCTTTGAGGCATATCTTTGCACATATAGACGGGGAAGAAAACGATGAAGAGACGGGGTTATCACACCTTGCTCATGCTATGTGCTGTTTACTATTTAAATTGGAGGATGAATTAATTGCCAAGAGTGAAGAAGAAAGATCACGAGAAACTGACACAGGAAAACATTCAACATGTTATGAATCTGCTGTCAGGGGAACGTCCAATAACGAAAAAAGAAGCGTGCGAGATTTTGAATATCTCCTACAACACGACCCGTCTAAATAAAATTCTTGATGAGTTTAATGAACGAAACGAGTACAAAGCCAAACGAAAAGCACAACTAAAAGGTACAAGAGCAACTATAGGAGAGATAAAAGACGCAATACAGTCGTACCTACGGGGCGAGTCTATTTCTGAAATTTCTCAAAGTATGTATCGTTCTGCAGGGTTTGTAAAAGGTATCCTTGATAGAGTAGGAGTACCAACACGACCTGCTGCAATAGAAGATCGAAAAGGTTATGCATTTTTACCAGATCAATGTGTATCCGAAGAATTTAGTGCAGGAGAAACTGTCTGGTCTGCTTTTTATCATTCACCTGCATTAGTAGAAAAAGAAGCAGGTGAAATAGACTACATGAAAAAGTATTCAAGTAAGTGTTACTATATATATGTACTTGAAAACACCGAGGAACTTGTAAAAGGTGGGTATTATGCAGCCTCATTAGCCTGTGATTTAGGAAAATTAACTCACCTAGAAGAACACGGAATTAATCTCGAAAAAATCTAGGGCAAAGCAAAAAAAGTTCTTGACACAAACGTTAATTCGTGAGATAATACTACTATTAAAAATGAGGAAACCAATGGGCGACCGATTTTATTTCCAGCAACAACAAACAAGAGGAAAACGCAAAATGGCGTGGGATGACGACAAAAAGGCGCAAGCCGTAGAGATGTATGAAGCACAGGATCCAACTCCTGAAACTTCAATGGAGATAGTAAAAGAAATAGCAGACGAACTTCAGGAAAGCCCAAACGGGGTTCGTATGATTTTGACAAAAGCTGGAGTCTATGTAAAAAAGGCTCAAGCAACTGGGAATGGGGGAGCTTCTACAGGTGGCTCTCGAGTTTCTAAGCAGGCAGCACAAGACTCATTAGTAGCTGCTATTACAGACAAGGGCTTAGAGCCAGACATGGATATTATATCCAAAATGACTGGCAAAGCCGCACAATACTTTGCGGGCCTAATGGCTGACTAGTGCTTCCCTCGGGTGAAACCCCCGAGGTATTTTTTGCTCCAATGTGTAGGGCAGTAAAAGATTTTACCTACCTGACTAAGGAGCGTCGTGAAAAAGGACGAACTAGCCAATCTTGTCAACGATTGTGGTGATGCAATCATTACCTATCGTAGTGAGAACTCAAAGAAGTTAAAGTACAATGTATGTACCTTAGACTTTAGCACCGAGTATATCAAAGGCAAGAAAAATCGAGCGAAAGAATCCGAAGAAACCCTGCTGTTGTTTTGCTGGGATACGGATTCTTATCGTTTGTTAAAACCTAAGAATGTGACCAGTGTTGTGCCCTTGTCATCTGTATTGAAGAATGAAGTATGATACAGATATATGAAGCACCGGCAGTCTATGAGCATGTAATTCATTATGACGAAGAAAAACAAACCCAAATACGAGTGGTCGTTAGTACTTTTCGTGGTATTGAGTACCTTCATCTTAGGAAGTATTACATGGATTTTGATGAAGAATGGAAGCCTACACCTGATGGAATTGCAATGCCCATCGACTTTAACAACACCAGAGAGCTGTTTCGTGCCCTCACTGAGATACTATCCTTAGCCGAGTCGAAACAAATAATTGAAGAAAACTTTCAAGACTTAATAAAATCAATTTATTTACCTGATTAGTTTAAATTTTTCTTGACTTAACCCTTATTTTCTAGTATAATATATCTTATATGAATGAGAATACCAACAAAAAATCAGCAGCGAGAATGTACTACGAAGGTGGTGACAGTGCCTTAACTGACGCCGAGTGGGACGCCTTGTATGAGGATGAAATTGTAGGTTATACTCCAGATAATGGAGTACGTCATTCATTTCCAATGCTGTCACTTAAAAAGACTTTTGACGAGGATGAATTAGGTTCTTGGATCGCTTCACATGAAGGCCAAGAAGTTATTTCTAGTCCAAAGTTGGATGGTTCGGCAGTATCAATATTATACGATAAGGGGAAATTTGTAAGAGCAACTACCCGTGGAAACGGAAAAATAGGAGTAGATATCTCAAATAAGATGAGCTATTTAGTTCCAGAGACCATCAACTTTCATAAAAAAATACAAATTGATGGCGAAGTAGTTGCTCCTAGTTCTATACCTAATGCTCGTAACTATGCGGCGGGGTCGCTTAACTTAAAATTAGTTAGGGACTTTATACCTCGTTGTAATGAACTACGGTTTGTTGCATATGAGCTAAGACCGCATGGATTTATCGAGTCTTGGAGCGTACTTCTTAATTGGTTAGAGAGTCTTGGTTTTTCAACTGTTAACTCAGTTGATGCGTCACAGTACCCAACCGATGGCGAAGTATACAGAATAGATAATATTGAATATTGGACTAAACAAGGTTCTACTTCTCATCACCCTAGAGGGTCGCTTGCCTTTAAAATTCAAAAAGAAGGTGTAGTAACCACGCTATCGAGAGTTGAGTGGCAAACAGGTAAGTCAGGTGTTGTTACACCAGTAGCAATACTTAGCCCTGTTATGATTGGGGATGCACTTGTTCAGAGAGCAACCTTACACAATATGGCTCACATTGAGGAGTTAGGTCTTGAAATTGGTTGCCAAGTCGAGGTCATACGAAGCGGTGAAATTATTCCTCGTATTGTCCGACGAGTTGAGGAAAAATAATTCTTGACATGGAACCTAAATTTTCGTATAATATGTTTTCAATTTCAGAGGAATCTTTATGCAGGCAATAGAAGCACCGGAATTTTGTCCCTCTTGTGAAAGCTCACTTGAGTGGCAAAACGATTTGCTATATTGCGTTAACTCTTTGTGTCCTGCACAAATCCAGAAACGGATAGAGCATTTTGCAAAGACCCTAAAGATCAAAGGGCTTGGCCCCAAGAGCATAGAAAAGTTGGATCTTTCTAACTTTCACGAAATTTATAGTTTAGACTATAATACTTGTAAATATGCTCTTGCCTCTGAAAAACTAGCAAAAAAGCTAGTAGTTGAAATAGATCATTCTAAGAACAGTAGTTTGAATGTTTTATTACCAGCATTTAGTATTCCTTTAATAGGAAAGACGGCAGCAACTAAATTGTCCACAAAGCTCAAGAATATCATTGACATTGATGAGGACAAGTGTAAAGCAGCAGGTCTAGGGCCGAAAGCAACGGAAAACTTACTTCGCTGGTACTACGATGAGTTTCAATGTGGTTTAAATGACCTTCCCTTTAGCTGGGAATTTGAAGCTTCTAGAGTCGCAACTGAAACCAAAGGAGCGGTATGTATTAGTGGTAAGCTTTCGAGTTTCAAAACTAAAGCAGATGCTACAAAAGCCCTGTCTTATGCAGGATACCAAGTAAAAGCAACTATGGCTAAGGATGTAATATTCTTAGTAAATGAATCAGGCATAGAATCTGCAAAAACAAAACAAGCCCGAGAAAAGGGCATAACAATTATTACAAGTCTAAATGAATTGATAGGAGACTATAATGGCAACGTTGCCTAAGTGGACAGATGAGCGTACCGACGAGCTCACTAATTTCGTCGGTGATGAATCCCCAGTATCACAAGCTACTGTAGCAGAAGCTGCAGACCAGCTTGAGACTACTACACGGTCAGTTTCTAGCAAACTGAGAAAAATGGGTTTTGACGTAGAACTTGCTTCTGCAAAGAGCACTCGTGCTTTTTCTGAAGCTCAAGAAGCTACCCTTTCTGCTTTTGTCACAGACAATAGCGGTGAGTATACCTATGCTCAGATTGCTTCTAACTTCGAAGACGGAGCATTTAGTGCTAAGTCTATCCAAGGTAAGATCCTTTCTATGGAACTTACTGACCATGTTAAGCCAGCTCCCAAAGTGGAGACTGTTAGAACTTACTCTCCCGATGAGGAAGCTAAGTTCGTATCTATGGTTAATGACGGTGCTTTCGTTGAGGCGATTGCAGAAGCTCTAGATCGTAGCGTAAATAGCGTACGTGGCAAGGCTCTCAGCCTGTTGCGTTCTGGTGATATTGATGCAATACCCCGTCAGGAGCACACCAAGGGCTCTAACAAGAGCGATCCTCTTGAGGAACTTGGAGATGTTTCTGGCATGACAGTTGAAGCAATCGCAGAGTCGATTGGCAAAACTGCACGCGGTGTTAAGACTATGTTGACCCGAAGAGGTTTGACAGCGTCTGACTATGATGGTGCAGCTAAAAAGGAAAAAGCAGCAGCATCTTAATTAGTATTGATTTTATAGCCGTAGTGAGGGGTCATTGCGGCTATATTTCTATCGGGGGAATCGTTGAACATAGCAAGTGCTTATATTAAGCAAGTATTAGACCTGCAGGACTTTGAGTCTTGGTCTAACACTCGTAAGCATTATTTGCCCTCTGCATACCATACGCTTTTTAAAGTAATTGATACGCATTGTGAAAAATTTCATCGACTCCCTACGATTGAGGATCTCAAGTATGAGATTCGTGACACATCTACAAAAGAGTTACTCTTTGCTGTAGATTCGGTCGAAGTAGATGCAGATCCTTACATGCTTCTACAGTACCTCAAGAATGAGTTTACACAAAAGGAAATCCTTGACTCACTTGAGGACTATGTTGACAATTCTATATCTTTTGAAGATGCAGAAGAGTCTGTCAAACATCTGCACCAGATAGTTCTTGATGTTGAAGAAAAAGTCGACCTTCAAGAACCGCAAGAGACTATGCAACGTATTCCCTTGTGGGAGCCAGATGATGATATAGGTAAGTACCTGCCCCTCGGCTTAAATGCTGACCACGATCATGAGATCACGTTCTCCCCCCGAGACTTGATCCTTGTGGGTGGTCGTAGAGGGGCAGGGAAATCCATAACATGTGCTAATATAGCTAACAACGTATATTCTTCCGGTAAATCCGCCCTCTATTTTACTATTGAAATGGACAGTAGAGCAATATTGCAAAGATGTTGCTCTATTGCTACGGGCGTGTCTTTTTCTAGGCTTCGCACAAAGAACCTCAGTATTACTGAATGGGAAAAGGTTGCTAACTGGCAAGCCGCAAGATACAGTGATAGTCAAGAGAGACTTGCAGAGTATCGGGAACATCGAGACTTTGACAAGTTCCATGATAAATTAATAAATAGTTGTGAGCTTCTCCCAACTCAACAGCTTGATGTAATTTATGACCCCTCTCTTACTCTCGCTAAAATACGAGCTGAACTTGATAAGAAAGTTAAAAGTAAAATGAATGTAGGAGTCATTATTGTCGACTACATCAATCAAGTAAAACGTTCAAGTATGCCCTCTCGGGGAGGTCAATACGATTGGACCGAACAGATAGAAGTTAGTAAAGCACTGAAAGGTATGGCACAAGAGTACGAAACCCCAGTATTCTCGCCATACCAAACTGACGCTAGCGGTGAAGCTCGATTTGCCAAAGGTATTCTAGATGCTGCTGATGCGGCATATGCTATGGAACCTTGGTCACAGGAAGATGCCTGTATGACATTTAAATGTGTAAAAATGAGAGCAGCCGCTATGCGTGATTTTTCCTCGACCATGGATTGGGAAACCCTAAAGATAGGACCAGATACTGCACTTACGCCAAGCGAGAAAGAGGACAATGACCAGAAAACTGGCGAAGAAATTAACGACATCTAAAAATAGTTCTTGACATTTGTATGTATTTCTAGTATAATATATATTCAAAATGTGGAGGCTTTATGATTGTGAAAGGCAGTATGAGATATACAGCTAGTGGTAGACTTAGAAAAAATATTATTAGCAATGGTAAGAGACGAGTCGAGTTCATGCAGCTTCATGCTAAGAAAGAGCCGTATCGTAGAGAGACACCTGACTATCCGTCAGCTCCTCTTACTCCTTACAAGCCTCGTCCACGAGACGACTGGAAATCAGAAGTTAGTTCCGAATATACAATAGCACCTGCTTATAATAAAGGTGCATATCAGGTAATCAGTAGAGATAACGTAAAAGATATAGGTAAATAAATGTTAATGGCATTTTTGCTTGTTGTAATTGTAGACGGAGATAGAGAGCCGACTGCAAATATGTACTTTCGTAATATTAACAGATGTAATTATTTTTCTGATAGAATTGAGCGAGGGCACTATAAACGAAGATATAGGCACGGACAGGCGCTCATTACCGCCTATTGCACACCGAGAATGGTTGCCGAGGAGACACGATTTTGGGATTAGGACCTAATTATAAAGAAATACAACAAGACCTTACTGAACTTAACGGTGATGGAAATCGTGAGCGGGGTCGTGACGGGGAGTCTATCGTCTCCTTTATAGAGGAAGATGATGGGCAGCCTTCGACATATGAAGAATACCAAGACGTATTCGGAGGAGATGACTGGGATCATGGACAATACGATTAATGGATGTAGAAACTTTACTACAGGACAAGAATATTCATTACCTTCCAAAAGCAGGTGATTTTTTAGTACGTTGTCTAAACCCAGAACATGATGATAAAAATCCTAGTATGCGGATTGACCAAATTACTGGAATTTTTAACTGTTTCTCATGTGGATTTAAAGGAAGTTTATTTAATTATTTTGGGGAAAGGGCAAACCAATTACAACAAAGACGGGAACTTTTTAAGAAGAAGCTTAACATGAAGCGCTCTGAAAGTATTGGTTTGTCCTTTCCCAAAAATAGATTACCTTATGTAGGAAACTGGAGAAATATTAAACCAGAAACTTACAGAAAGTTTGAAGCATTTCAACATCCTGACAAAGACTTTATAGGAAGAATAGTTTTTCCTATAACCGATATATCAGGTAAAATAGTTGCATTTCAAGGACGACATACAGCGGATGGGCAACCTAAGTATAAGTTTACTCCAGCAGGAGCAAGACTCCCCTTCTTTCCGGTGGTTAAGCCTTTAAAAGGCTCAGTCATTATAGTGGAAGGAATATTTGACATGATAAACTTACATGACAAGGGTCTTCCAAATGCTCTGTGTTGTTTTGGAACGAATAACTATAATGAAACAAAACTATCAATGCTCCGAGTACAAGGAGCAGAATATGTAGAAGTATTCTTTGATGGTGATGATGCAGGTCAAGTATCTGCAGAAAAATTAGTGAGTGAATGTGAGAAAGTTGGTCTCGTAGCTAGGAACATTTATCTAAAAGATACAGATCCTGGTGCATTAACTCAAACTTCAGTAGATAAATTAAGGAAGAAGTTATATGGCTAAAGTAGCCTTAGTAGAAACTAAACCGAGTAGGACGGACTACAGAAAAGAGTTCGATGGTGCTTTTGATTTTGATCAATACCAGCTCTGTTCTGATCCTAACATAAAGAAAGTATTAAAACGAGACTGCGATATTAGTATTGATCAGAGTGTATATGACTGGGTTATACTAGTAGGTAGTGAGTCTTTAAAATACTTTACAAAAATTAATTCTGTGACAGAGTACTCTGGCAAGAAAGTCGAAGATAAATTCTTGCCTGTTATTAATCCGGCTATGCTCAAGTTCAAGCCTGAAGCTAGGAAAACTTGGGATGAATCTAAAGAAAGCATCATTAAGTATATTAGTGGTGAAATTAAGGAGGTGGTAATAGATGAAAAGATTGCATTCGGTATTGACGACACAGGAGACTGTAACAATTTCATTCGAGCAGCCATTGAGCACGATGGCAGTGTTGTTGCGCTTGATAGTGAAACAACTGGCTTGTACCCTCGCGATGGGCATATACTTGGTATATCACTTTGTTACGACGGTCACAGAGGAGCGTATATATCTACAGATTGCTTTGATGAAGAAACTGAAGAACTACTTCAGAAACTCTTCTATGCAAAAACAGTAGTATTTCATAACGCTAAGTTTGATATGGCATTTTTTGAGTATCATTTTAACTTTAAATTTCCAAAGTTTGAAGATACTATGTTATTATCCTACTTAGTTAATGAGAACCCAGGAAATCATGGACTCAAGACGTTAGCAATTAAGTATACCCCCTATGGGGATTATGAAAAGCCCATGTATGACTGGATGGACAATTACCGTAAAGAAAACGGTATTTTAAAGAACGACTTTCAATGGGGGTCTATTCCTTTTGAAGTCATGAAAACATATGCAGCTATGGATGCTCTATGTACTTATCTTGTTTACGATAAATTTAAAAAGATAAAAGAAAATAAAAGATTAAAGTGGGTATATGATAATATACTTATTCCTGGTACTCGATTTCTTACAGACGCACAGGATAATGGTGTTCCTTTCGACAAAAAAAGGTTATATGCCTCACAAGAACTTATGCAAACACAAATAGATGCAGCAGTTGATAAGTTATATGAAAATCCAGCTATAAGACAATGGGAATCACACCATGATAAAGATTTTAATCCTAACTCTACTGTGCAGCTACGTTCCCTTCTTTTTGACCACGTTGGCTTGCAGCCTACTGGAAAGAAAACAGGAACGGGAGCGCACTCTACGGATGCAGAAGTACTCAGAGAGCTCGGTAGTCAATCCGAAGTTCCTGGACTTATCCTTGACATACGTCAACGATCCAAAATTAAGAATACTTACTTGGACAAAATCATACCGCAGTTGGATAGAGATGGCAGACTCCGCACGTCGTTTAATCTTCATGGTACTACTAGCGGTCGGCTCAGCTCTAGCGGTAAGCTTAATATGCAACAGCTTCCTCGGGATAACCCAGCTGTAAAAGGCTGTATTAGAGCGGCCTGGGGACATAGAATTGTTGCAATGGACTTAACTACAGCAGAAGTTTATGTTGCCGCAGTTCTTGCTGAAGATAAAGCACTTATGGAAGTGTTTCGCTCAGGTGGGAATTTCCATAGTAGTATTGCGAAAACAGTATTTAAACTACCCTGCGAAGTAGAGGATGTAGCAGAATATTACACTACTCAAAGACAAGCTGCAAAAGCAGTAACCTTTGGTATTATGTACGGAGCGGGTCCGAAGAAAATTAGTGAACAAGTAACTAAAGACTCCGGTAAATATTTTAGTCAAAGTGAAGCGAAAGAGGTTATCGATGATTATTTTCAATCTTTTCATGCGCTTAAAAAATGGATTGACACGAATCATAAATTCATTGAGCAAAATGGGTTCGTTTACAGCTTCTTCGGAAGAAAAAGGAGACTTCCCAATGTCAAATCTTCAGACGCGGGCATCAAGAGCCATAGCATTAGGTCTGGTCTTAACTTTTTGGTCCAGTCTGCTGCTTCTGATATTAACTTACTTGGTGCCATAGACATGCACGCAGATATACAAGCTAGTAAAATGAAGGCTCGTATATTTGCATTAGTACACGATTCCATTCTTGCAGAAGTGCCAGAGGAAGAAATAGATACATACTGTGAGAAATTACAGCATTGGATTCAACTAGATAGAGGAATTAACATTCCAGGAGCTCCAGTTGGGTGTGACTTCGATATTGGAGAAGACTACTCAATGGGCAAATTTGAGAAACAATATGGCGTACTCTGAAAAAGTACTGGATCACTATGAAAAACCAAGAAACGTTGGAAGACTTGATGACAAATCTAGATCCGTGGGTACGGGCATGGTTGGGGCACCTGCTTGCGGAGACGTTATGCGACTACAAATACAAGTTAATGAAAAAGGCGTCATTGAAGACGCTAAATTCAAGACTTACGGTTGTGGATCCGCCATTGCATCAAGCTCTCTGCTTACAGAATGGGTCAAGGGAAAGAGCCTTAGCGATGCTTGTGAAATCAAGAATACCGAGATTGCTGAAGAACTTAGCCTCCCACCCGTAAAGATACATTGTAGCGTTCTCGCTGAGGACGCTATAAAAGCCGCGATAAGCGATTACGAGGGGAAAAATGCTGACCATAACTGCCAGTGCGAAGAAGTATCTTAACTATAAACGTATTGAAAAGAAACAAAAATATATACGTTTGCATCTTAAGCCTAGTGGCTGTGCGGGGTTTGAATATGATTGGGGGTATACCGATCATCCAGCAGATTCTGATAGAATAGTAGAGGACATGCTAGTAGTTAGTGATGCTGCTACCTTTGCAGTTGCGGGCAGTACAATAGATTATAACGAAGAGTTGATGGGATCGTTCCTTACAGTAACTAACCCTAATATACAGGATGCATGCGGATGCGGAGTAAGCTTCACAATATAATAACATTAATTTTAGTATTACTATGCGTAGATATCGGATTACACGTATTAGAAATTCTAATAGACTTACATCAATCAGGAGTATTATCATGGGTGTAGCAGATTTAAGTAAATATAGTTTAACGTGGATGCATCAAAATGGAAAAGACCACAGGTCTGGCCAAATGCACAGCGTTGGGCCTTACACCTACGCTCAGATGCTCGAAGGACAGGGTTGTACGGACATAAAAATTTATCATAACGGAGAGTTTATTGATCATTACGTACAAGGACGTTCAACACGTAATCTTTCCAGTGTTCCAGCTCCCAACAAGCAACTGGAGCTGTTCTGACGGATTATTGTTTTTAGACGATCAATTACTTGATGATAAAAACATGAGCGGAGAAACATTAGGGGTTCGTAGATTACAGAGTCCCTTTACTAACTTGTTTCCGTTAAAAAGAGCACTAATCAATCATATTGGTATACTAAAGCAAACTGGAAAAAACTTTATCGATTCAAAAGGCGACCCTTTTATCTATGACAAAACCTTAATGTGTAAACTCAAATACTATAAAATCAGAAAGGTTGATAGAAAAGAAGTTGCCTCTTTATTGTGGGTAAAAGGAATTAATTTTCCTTTCACAATACCAAGACCTCCAGAAGAAGGGAGAACTTGGGCAGGTATATTACATTTAAATAATATACCTTGGATGTTATACGAGTATTCCGAAGAAAAACTCAAGGACACTCGAAGAAAAATATAAAATGCCTATGGGAAAAAGAAGTAAAACTCTACAGGGGGCTAGTTTAGTCCTTGAAGAAATAGAACCTTTAACACAAAACCAAATAGGAGCTTTTGATAGCGAGAAACACCTAGTACTGCATGGAGTGGCAGGAACAGGGAAAACTTTTATATCATGTTATTTAGCTTTTGATGATATGATTAAAAATATATTTGAAAAGCTAGTAATAATACGAAGTGCAGTACCTACTAGAGATATAGGCTTTCTTCCTGGAAGTGAAAAGGAAAAAGCATCTGTCTATGAGGAACCCTATAAAGATATTGCTATTGAATTGTTTTCACGAGGGGATGCATATCAAGTATTAACAACAAAAGGGTTAGTGCATTTCATGACAACCTCTTTTATTAGAGGAGTTACATTAAGAGATGCAGTTATTTTAGTTGATGAGTGCCAAAATATGTCTTTTCATGAGTTAGATTCTATTATAACACGAGTTGGAGAAAATTGTCGAGTAATATTCTGCGGTGATTTTCAACAAGCGGATTTAAAGCAAAACGGGTTAAAATCTTTTCTAAGAATACTAGATAAGATGGGGTCGTTTGATTTAATAGAGTTTGATGTAACAGATATAGTACGAAGTGGCTTCGTAAAAGATTATATTTTAGCTAAGCAGCAAATTGAAGGCATATATGGAGGTAATCCATGCCAATAACAGGATGGGTAGTAATATGGGTGACAGTAGGGCTTATAGCTTTATGGTGGTTTGGAGTTACTAGAAGAAAGTGAAAACTCAAGCCTTTGTACCAGTATTTGTAGCACGAGTAACTAGACTGAAAAAGTCTCTTCAAAAAGAGCTTGAAAAACCTAAATCTGAAAGAAGGAAAAATCATTTAAAGTCTTGGATAAGAGAAATTAGATGGCTTCAAAGCGTGATTGATCAAGCAAAACGAGATAATAATTGCCCACATTGTGGAGAGCCTTTGT